ATCGCCGCCGGAAAATCGGCAGAAAGCGCCGCATCATCCGCTTCAACAGCCACAACGAAGGCTGGCGAAGCCACTGAACAGGCCAGCGCAGCAGCGAGGTCAGCTTCCGCAGCGAAGACATCCGAAACGAACGCGAAAGCGTCGGAAACCCGTGCAGAATCCTCAAAAACGGCTGCCGCATCGTCCGCCAGTTCGGCGGCGTCATCGGCATCATCGGCGTCTGCTTCAAAAGATGAGGCGACCAGACAAGCGTCCGCAGCGAAGGGCAGCGCCACGACAGCATCCACGAAGGCGACAGAGGCGGCAGGCAGTGCGACGGCAGCATCTCAGAGCAAAACTGCTGCTGAATCCGCTGCGACCCGTGCGGAAGCTGCTGCTGATCGTGCTGAAGAGATTGCCGGTGCAGTTGCGATGGAAGACGCAAGCCTTACAACTAAAGGTGTTGTGAAACTTAGCAGTGCTGTTGATAGCACCAGTGAATCGCTGGCCGCAACGCCAAAAGCAGTTAAAGCAGCCAATGACAATGCGAATAGCAGGGTGCCATCTAACCGAAAAGTTAACGGTAAAGCACTGACTGCGGATATCACATTAACGCCGAAAGATATTGGTACTTTAAATTCAATAACGATGTCTTTCTCTGGCGGGGCCGGGTGGTTCAAACTGGCTACTGTTACAATGCCACAAGCGAGTTCCATCGTTTACATCGCATTGATTGGTGGCGCTGGTTACAACGTCGGCTCCCCACATCAGGCAGGCATTTCAGAACTGGTTCTACGAGCAGGCAATGGAAACCCCAAAGGGATTACAGGTGCTTTGTGGAAGCGTACAGCTGTCGGATTAACGAATTTCGCCTGGATCAACACATCCGGCGATACATATGATATTTACGTTGAGATTGGCAATTATGCGACTCGTGTAAATATCCATTGGGATTGTACTGCAAATGCGACAGTTTCTATTTATACATCGCCAACATATTCAGCTAGTAAGCCTTCCAGCGTTACCGATGGTGTTGTTTATACGATGTATAGCACACATCAGAAACCGACGCCGTTAGATATTGGAGCACTGCCAACAACCGGAGGAACAGTTTCAGGTCCGTTGTCTGTTACTGGTGGGATCACCGGAACATTAAATGGTAATGCAAGTACAGCAACGAAATTGCAGACGGCAAGATCTATCGGTGGAGTTGGTTTCGACGGTTCTGCAAATATCAACCTTCCAGGTGTAAATACTACGGGTAATCAGAACACCACTGGTAATGCTGCAACTGCTACAAAACTTCAGACGGCAAGAACTATCGGCGGCGTGAGCTTTGATGGTACTGCGAATATTAATTTGCCAGGTGTTAATACGACTGGTAATCAGAATACAACGGGCAACGCGGCTACTGCTACGAAGTTGCAGACTGCGCGTACTATCAATGGGGTGTCGTTTGACGGCTCGGCAAATATTTCCTTGTCGCCAACAAATATAGGTTGCCCGGCATCTCCTACTGGTTGGTTAACTACAGGAAGTAATGGCGGAGCAATAACAACAGCACAGTTAGTGACGTTATTGCAAAATAATGGTGCTTTTAATGCAAAGGCATGGATAGCGCGTTGTGCTTGGGCGTATGCAAATAGTGCATCCATACCAGACAGCGAAACAGGATGCGGCATTATTCCACTGGCTGGCGCAGTTATTGAGGTATTTAATAACGGTAGTAGCTCAAACAATTATACGATCCGTATAACAACGGCCACAACGACGAGTGTCTCTGGTGCTCTCACTAATGCGGAGTTTATCTATGTATTTAACGGGACGAGCTATTCACCAGGATGGCGCAGAGCGTATAACACTAAAAACAAGCCTACTGCGGCTGATGTCGGAGCTTTACCACTATCTGGAGGAGCGTTAACTGGCGGATTAACGTCTTCTGGTGAGATCGTTTCAAAATATGCAAATGGTTTCCGCATTGCTTACGGTAGCTTTGGGTTCTTTATCCGTAATGATGGATCGAACACATATTTCATGCTAACAGCATCAGGAAACACATTAGGTTCATGGAACGGTTTGCGACCTATTACAATTAATAATACCAGCGGTGCTGTGTCCATTGGTAATGGACTAAATGTTACTGGTGGCGTAAATGGTAGTTTGAACGGTAATGCTTCAACAGCTACGAAGTTGCAAACTGCTAGAAAAATAAGCGGCGTGTCTTTTGATGGTTCTGCTGATATAACACTAACAGCTGCAAATGTATCTGCTTTTGCTCGACGCGCTACTGGAACTTATGCCGATACTAGTGGTGCGGTCCCGTGGAATGCCGAATCAGGTGCGTATAATGTTACACGCTCCGGGGATTCTTATATCGTTGCAAATTTTTATATAGGCGTAGGTAGTTGTCGGACTCTCCAAATCCGAGCGCATTATAAAAATGGTGGATTGTATTACCGTTCATCACGTGATGGCTATGGGTTCGAAGAGGACTGGACTCAGATATATACTAAAAAAGACAGCATCCCAGGTGTGAATGCAGATGGGAACCAGAACACTACTGGTAATGCTGCAACCGCCACAAAATTGCAGACAGCAAGGAAAATTGCTGGTGTGGCGTTTGATGGCTCTGCCGATATTACTTTGACTGCGGCTAACCTTAATGCTTATACGAAAACAGAGGTAACGAATCTTCTAAGTTCCTATGTGAAGAGCAGTGCTCTTCCAAGCATGACTGTGCGAACTTCCTCTATTTCAGGTGGGGATATGGGCATGAGTTTGTCCACATTCATTAGCCACCTTAAATCAAATGGGGCGTTTAGCAAAAGATATTGGATTGGCTTTGGCGATGCTATGGGATTCAATGCTGGCAGTATCAACAATATAACGGGATTTGGTGCTGTAGAATTAGCAGAATCTATAATCGAAGTTTTTAATCTACCTAACGGTGATTATACAATTCGTTTAACAACGTCACATAAAGCTGATTACGGTGGAGTGACAAACGCAATCCTCGTTTATCACTACCGCAGTAATAGAAGTCCGTCAGGTCAATGGCTGAAATTTGCCGGTACTGTTGGGGCAACAAGTAACTGATTTAGACATTATTTATATGGCTGTGAGGTTTAAAATGCGATCTCACAGCCGCAATCATAGGGATATATTAGTGAGTTACTAGATACGAATTTGAACAGCCGTTAAACGGTATATACATAGATAGGTAAGTACACACCTACAACAAAAGGGTGAAATGTGATATAAATCCGCCATCCCGATTTGACTTTTCATGGAGGAAAACATGTCGAACGAGATGGCGGGCGTTACAACAGAGCAAGTTGAGCGTATTGCCGCGATCGTTGCTCGGGAGGTTGTTGGTAAATTAGGTAAAGAGCTACGTGAAGAAATTGGCCAGGAGGTCAATGATCAGCTGAAAACCTACTTTGGTGATATGACCCCGGCGCAACATAGTATTCAACACTCCAATCTGGACAAACTCCTTAACCGGTTAGATTCCATCTCCAGTGGGTTCTTTGGCGGCATTGTTTCTAAAATAACGTCGTTCATTATTACTGCACTGCTTTTGGGGTTAGCCGCGTATGGCGTAAAAAATGGACTGCAATAACAGGAGATCAAGGATGAAGACTCCGAGAGGCATTCGTAATAATAACCCCGGTAATCTTGATAAAGGATCACCGTGGCAAGGTCTGGTTGCGAATCCAGACGAACCGCGCTTTTGCACGTTTAAAGACCCTGTTTGGGGGATTCGTGCGCTGGCGGTGACTCTAATTACCTACCACGACAAACGTCGCGCAAAAGACGGCTCAAGTATCGATACCATTCGTGAAGTTATTGAACGCTGGGCACCGCCGAATGAAAATAATACTGACGCCTACATTAATGAGGTGTCTAAAGCCGTTGGTGTAACCGCAGACATGATTATCGATCTGCATGATTACGACATTCTTCGACCTTTGGTTGAGGCAATCATTCGCCATGAGAATGGGCGAGGTCCGCTAAAAACGCTGAACACCTGGTATGCGGCAGAAGTTATTGAGGAAGGTCTGCGTCGAGCTGGCGTTGTTAAGCCGGTGAAAACCGTGAAGGCTGTTCCTGTAACTAAAGAAACCGCAGGCGCAACTGTTACAGCAGGTATTGGTCTGGCGCAGCTGGCCGATGTTATGCCGCAGGTTTCCGCTGCTATGGATAAAGCACAAGGTCATATCTCTAGCGGGGATACAGTACGCATCATCTTCGGTATTGCCACTATTGTTGTGGCAGGATTCATTGCCTGGTCGCAGGTAAGAAAACACCAGAAAGGGATGGTCTAATATGCTAGGCAGCCTGATGACAAAGCTAAAAGTTGCTTTGATTACGCTGGCTGCCGTTCTTTTCGTTCTTGTCGGCGCTTACACGATGGGCGGGAATGCGGCGCGACGAGCAATGGAAGAGAAGGCAAAACAGGAAGACAGAAAACGACTTCAAAACACAGTGAAAGTGGTGAATGAGACGAGCAGTAAAATACGTCAGAAAGATGCTTCTGCCGTTCATCGTGAGTTGTATGATAAGTGGGTGCGTCATTAAACCACAAACAGCCAGCGTGTTGTTCTGCGATGGGGCTGAGCCTATCTATATCAGCAATAATGATGTAATGACTGAAGAAACCGAACGCCAAATCCTTTTTCACAATACGATGGGAGAGAGGGTTTGTGGTTGGTGATGTCGAAGTTCCCCTCAAATGAGGGGAACACATTATTCTTCGAACAATTTTTCGATAGATTTTGTAGGATAGAACAAAGAACGCTCGTTGTTACCAACCAGCTGGATAAAGCCTAAACTTTTATAAAACGCCTTGGCTTTGTCATTTAACGCCTCAACGAAAAGTCCATGAATGCCTACAGCAAGAGATGCATTGTACACAACGCGCATTGCATGTGTTACAAGCATTGAGCCAAATCCTTGACCTTGAAGGGACTTGTCCAAAGCCAGCCTACCCAAAGTAACACTTGGAACATTCCGATAAGGAACCTTCTTTTGTTTGCTTCTTGAAGGTAAGGACTCCTTTTCAAAACAACTACCTGACAAAGTGTAATATCCTAACACTTTTGGCCTTTCTTCTTGAGTGCAAAGCACATAAGCACGAAGAATTTTTCCCTCATGCTGCCTTTTTAAGTGGTTGGCTAAAAAGGCGTTTAGTGACTCTTCGCCGCAATCAAAACCGTTTAGATCATAATCTTTCTCTCCAGAGAAAATCTCTATCGTTGTATTGCTCACGAGTAAACTACTCCATGCTTTTCAGACGATCAGCAGCTCGTTTCAGCTTGTCGTTCGGTGCCGGAGGATTGCTTATAGCGTCCATAACCAGATTCCAGGATTCTTCATTCAGAACTAGTCTACGGTGTTGCTCTATAACTTTCACGGCACGTTCAGATGCACTGCTAACCATAAACTGAGTAATGCTCTGGTTAGACATTGCGGCAGCTTCCTCGATGATGCTTTTATCGTCATCGGTTAATCTCAAATCGATGCGCTGCTTTTTTAGTGCTGACATGTATTCCTCCTGATGGCCGTGATGTAGGAAGGCCATCAATCTCCTCTGTTCAAACTGAGTTTTCGACTCAAAAATTACTTTAAAAGGCTATAGCCCATTACGTGTGCATTATCAAATTGTGTACGGCATATCACCGTACTTGTAATATAGAGGTCATTGTTACTTTTTTCAACAGACAAATACAAGCTATGATTGCCAATTGTTAATCACAACCTACCATTTAACCTTTACACCGCAGCCGTAGGCATTTAGGCTATATCACATATAAGAAAACAAGTTGTTTCAGACGATAATTATATACGCAAAGGGAACTCTCCAATGACCAAGATCTTTGTGGTTGGCGGCACAAAGGGCGGGCCTGGCAAATCCACCGTTGCCCAGCAAATTGCCGTTTGCATGAAAGTCAAAAAGAAGAAGAAGGTTTATATTACCGATATAGATATTCAGCGCACGACAACGAGCTGGTGTGAAGACCGTCGACAGAACGAAGACCTTGAGCTGATTCCTTTTGCATACGTTCAGGATGACATCATTAAGCACCTAAAATCGCTTCAGGGTAGAGCTGAGTTTGTAGTGGTAGATGCTGGTGGCTTCGACTCCGAAATTCAGCGACAAGCGATGCTGATGGCTGACGTTATCATTATCCCGCTGCGTCCTAAGCGTCGTGATTTGAAATCTTTACGTGACATCGATCCTATTATCGACAATGTTCGCAATGTAAACGATAAAGTGAAGGTCCGCGCGGTCATGAACCAGTGCCCGGCTTTGCCATCACAAGTGTCTCGCATTCTGGCGGCTAAAGAGATTGTTGAGACGTTTGGAATCGAGTCTGCGCCAGTCAATCTATATAACCGCAACGTCTATGATGATGCGGAAGAGTCTGGTCGTTCTATCTTTGAAATGACCGGTAGCGAGCGCGACAAAAAGGCGGAAGCCGAGTTTGAAGAATTTGTAGATTATCTGTTGAGTCTGGAGGAAGAAGAATAATGTCCATGAAAATGGGTGACCTAGCAAAGCGCAAAGAGCCTGATGCACCGGCTAAGAACACAACTCCTTTGCGCCAACCAGTCAGACCACAGGGACGCCCGACTCGTGGCAAAGAGAAAATTAAAAGCCGCACAATGTCACTGGAGGACGAATACTTCGAACTGCTGGAGATGATGAAGTTCATCCCTCGCTTCGAGAAGTTCACTCGTTCTGACGTGATTCGAGCAGCCATTTTCCATCTGGCAGAGAAGTCACCGCAGGAAATCGAGGACATCGTGAAATTGAATGAGGCGATCACCGCTGCCGATGTCACGATGCGTACCGATGAAATCAAACGAGAGTTGATGAAGAAAGGTTGATATAAATCTCTAAGGCTGGTCTGCATTGGACAGCCTTAGAAATATTTCGTTCTATGAAAGCTATTCGTAGTTAAGCTCACCGAACAGACTGAACATCAAGTCACCATCCAAAATTTCAAAGGGCAACTCGACATACTCATCCTTATGTCTCGGAATTGCGTTGCCGTCGTTAGGGGCATTCTTGGTATAACCTTTTACATGTTTACCGTTTTCTTTTGTATACGGCAGCACGACAATTCGACCGTGATTTTTTGAAATGATAGTTCCTTCTTTCCAGAGCGTATTGCCTCTTGAGGTGGTTTCGCTTTCGCTAGCAACTTTAACACTCCAACCTACCTGATTTTTGTCCTCAAACCAGAAAACAAAGTTGCCAACAACCAGTACCTTTTGCCCATTCCTGAGAGCTTCATCCAGCATTCTTTTTACGCTGGCGAGTTGCAGTAACCGGTTAGCACGCGGCAGAAGCATTGAGCGAATAGTCGCTTTTGTTTTTCCCCAATGTGCAGCGCCTGATAAACCAAAACCTCTGGCTATGCGTTCTTGGTAGCAGATCTTCGCTGTCTTAGCTTTGTTGTTATATGAACATTCCCAAGTGTTAGGAGCAACGAGTTGAAGTGAAACTTGGAATTTGGGAAGAAAAACAAAATGTAAGTAAGGCATCTCGCTTAGCACGTCAAAAAGGGGTTGACGCAAAGTTTCGTAATCTGGGTTAATTATTAACTCATTTAATGTCACTCGCGGATCGTTGGCGTGTGCCTTAATTGCTTCGTTGAGCATTATATGCTCTTCATCCATGAGACGTGATTTGGCTTTGAGTGCTTTGTCAACTTTCAAACGCAATGACTTCTTTTGAAACATAGATAGAGGAAGTTTTTCAATGTCAAAGCTCACGTTTTTATTCAGCTCTAATGCCGCTTTTCTTGCTTCAGGATAGTTATCGTAGTCGTCATCAAAAGCGTGGTTTGGCATACCACGATCAACATATCGCCGATACCAAGCAAGGGTTCCATCATTACGGAGTTTCAGACAGAACATCGACCATTTATTCCGTTCATATTTAGGCTGAGGCCAAAAAGCCAGTTCGGTAAGGCCATATCCTGGAAGTCTATTCATGCGCATGGTGACAATATCCACGAGGCTAAAACACTGATTCTAACATGATCTCCCTTGATAAATCTGTCAATGACATAGCATCTGGGGTTGGAGTCAAATTATGTTGTTCTTGGTATCCATTAGGAGCCTGCTTCTGTATATATAAATAATAAGTAACTTATTAAATATATACGGAAGCAGGTCTTTTAAAAGACACCACCAGAACAACTCCCTTCCGTTTCCACTTCCAAAAACTGCCACCAGTCGCTATCATCCGCTCATTGTGATAAGTAAGTAACTACCTACCAGGTGAGCCACATGAGCCAAATCTTTTTCGATACCATCGACAACGACCAGTACGACTTCATGACAGAGTGGAATACCGCTGTTATGGACAAGTGGGTCGCTGAAAACATTGGTTTGTCGCGCTGTAAAGACGAGGCTGAACTCTTCGAGACGAAGTGGTTTGATTACCGCGACATGCATCCTCTCATGGCCACCTGTCTTTTTACGGAGGCATACAAACGTCAGTACTCAAATATCATGCTGACGCACGGTCGCGAACACTTTGAAACAGCTCCGTTCACCACCGGGTTAAAACGCCTGCCTTATCAGGAGTTGTCGACTGCCAATAAAACGTCGCTATGGAAAGCACGCCAGTTTGCGGATCGCTATTGCTGCTCATACGACTACTTTATCTCCACCGTTCTTTCCGCAGCTGCACGACGGCTGTGGGACAAGCTGCCGCGCCCACAGCATTTGTGGCAGCCAGAGCTGATTGAGATATTCGAAGAGAAATTAGCCAGACGCGCAACAACCCGTCTGGATGACTCTCTCGTTAGCTTTAAGCATATGGGAGACATGCAGTTCAACCCGATTCAGGAAAGCTATTTTGAGTGGATTCTGGAGCGTTTACGCACCATCCCCCGCAGCAAGCGCATACGCGCAATTTTCTCCGCTATCTGGCTAATGGAAATCGTTCCAGAGCGCCTTATTTCCGCCCACTTTCCAGAAGAACTGGAAGAAGCACGGCGGTTTATTGATCCCCTATCTAATTAACTAATACTAGAAAACAATTTGTTTAAAAAACAAAGGAAAGCACATGACCGAACTTTGCCATACAGGACGCGGGCTGTCCGAAGAGTTTGATGAAGATTTCCAGAACAGACTGACGGCATATTTTTGTCGTGATCACGAGTTTCTTACTCGTGCGGGAGATCTGGTTGTGCCTAGCCAATTTGCCAATGTGGCCAATGCCATATTGGTTAATATGGTTTCGGGCTATTACCGTATGTACAAGAGCGCGCCCTCTTCATCTGCAATTCTGGATATGCTTAAGCGTGCGAAACGCGATAAGACTATCCGTGAGGAACTATTCGCCGATGTTGTTGCTGCGTTTAAGCGCATCCTTGCAGAAAAATTGTCCGATACCTCGTACATGGTTGACCAGGTATCAACCTTCGCAAAAAGCGTAGCGTTTGATGATGCTCTGATTAAGGCTGCTGAACTGAAAGAGAAAGGCGACTTTCAGGGGGCGATGGCAATCATGGCCAAGGTTCAGCAGATTGGATCGAACGAAGCGACCGGAATCTATGACTACTACACCTCCGCAAGTGAGCGATTGAAAGCGCGTGAATATGAGGCTTCAGAGGAGTATGTGCCAAACAGCATTACAACTGGACTCCCTCTGCTCGATAGGTTGCTGTACCAAAAAGGCTGGGCAAAGCGCGAAATGGTGCTCTTCATGGGGTTCGCTAAATCCGGTAAATCGACCGCAATGGGTGAGTTTTCCATAAACGCAACGCTTGCTGGCTACAATGTTCTGTATCTCTCGCTGGAGGTTCACACCACCATTTTATCCGACCGTTTTGATGCAAGATTGTCGGAGACAGAAATGTCCAAGCTGGTGGAACGGCGCGATGAGGTTCATCGTAAGTTGGCAGAGTTGGGAGCCACGAAGGGGATTGGTAGTTTGTGGGTTGTTGAGCGTCCGTCAGGAAGTATGTCACCGGCAGATCTGGATCGTATGCTTAACAGCATGAAAGCCAATGGCATGGTGCCTGACATGGTTGTTGTCGACTATGCAGATTTGATGCGTGCCAGTTATGACCTTCGTGATGATCGCGCCAACATACGTAGTATCTATACCGACTTACGTGCTCTTTATGACAAACACAACGTTGCTGGTATCACGGCATCGCAGACAAACCGTGAAGGTGGCGCGTCAGAAGTTGCCACAATGATGCACGCTGCCGACAACATCGAAAAAGTACGTATTGCTGACCTGGTAATAACGATCAACAAAACCGAAGAAGAAGAAGCGAAAGGAGAGGCTCGTCTCTACTTTGCTGGTTCACGTAACCAGCAGGGAGGGATCAGCATTCGCGTTAAACAAAACCTCGAACAAATGCGCTTCATTGAGCGAATCTTAGACGTTACCTAAAAAATAAGCGTGGAGAACACCTCCACGCTTGATTCATTGGTGAAACAACTTTTCTTTTGCCAAACCACAAAAGAAAAACACATGAGCCTTTATGTTATATCAACATTTAGGTTGGTCACAATATTGCCTGTTAAAAGTGGAATTATCGTGAGCGAGCTGAAAGAGCTAATTACCGAATTAGATTTTGAACAATGGTTGGATACTGAAGGTATCGTTTATCGACGTGGAGGCGTGAGTACTCGCGGTCGTGAAGTGAATATCAAGGAGTGTCCGGTATGTGGCAGCTCCAACTGGAAGGTATATTTCAATCTGACCAGTGGCGTCGGTAAATGCTTCGCTGGTGATCATCCCGAAGAGATTCAGTTCAATAAGCTGGTCTTCCTCAAGCACTACAGCGGCAAATCACGACGACAGTTCGAGGAATATGTGCAGAACGCCCTTCTTTCCCAGGGGTGGGCACCAAAGAAAGAAGAGATAGTGCTTGCAAGCACAGTCGAGTTAGAGGGGCCAGTTGCACTCCCTCGTCATTACGAGCTTCCTATAGATGGCCGTCTTCCAGACTATCTGGTTGAACGAAACATATCGCCTGAAATGGCAAAGTATTTTGACCTACGATACTGCGTCGAAGGCAAGCACGCCTATGTAGATCCGTATACAGATCAGGTTAAAGGACAGATATTCGATATGCGAATACTGATACCGGTTTACGATCTGGATGGGGTAATGAAGACATTTCAGGGACGAGACATTACCGGTACAGCTGAACGTCGCTACCTCTTTCCTATGCAGCTTCCAGCTTCAGGTAAGTTTCTCTACAACGGCCATAATGCGGTCGGCAAACAGACTGTAGTTGTCTGTGAGGGGGCGTTCGATGTTATGGGAGTTAAACGAGCTATTTTTGATGAAGAAACATTACGTGATTACGTGGAACCGATAGGAACGTTCGGGATGCATCTATCTGGTAACACCACTCAGGATGCAGAAGATCAGTTGGGCGCGTTCCTGACGCTCAAGGCGCGTGGATTACGTAATGTGATCATGATGTGGGATAGTGAAAAGCAAGCTATACGCAACACTATGGCCGCAGCCAGGCGACTGACCAGTATTGGTCTTAATGTCAAAGTAGCATGTTTGGGCGAGGAAGGACTCGACCCAGGCGATGCAACGCCAGAACAAATTATCAAAGCCTATTATCGGGCAAAACCGTATACCAAACAGTTGGAGTTGCAAAGCAAGGTTTTGGGCATTAAGGCGCTATCGTAACAAGTGCCGCTAAAATAAGTAGATGATTACTTATCTTTCTGTAAGAATACTTTCATCTGTTAGCTAGGAGTTGGTATGAAAGACGAAATTCAGAAATTAGCCTGCGACATCATTGATAAAACTGGTTTAGAAATCAGCGAGAGCAATCGACTAGACATCATTGAAAAAGCGGTAAAAACAGCAATGGATCATATCGCCACTCGTTTGGTTGAGATCCCGCTACCAGGGCTACCTTATCTGAAAGTTGAGTTACACGTATGGGGTGAACCTTCTTGTGCACGGCGTTCTGCATTAGTTGTTTTTATTAGCAAAGAAAACCCGCTCAGTCTTAAAGTGCAGGTTGGTGCATGGATGGATGGCAAAGTGATCTACACAAATACCGTTTTTTGTCTTTCAAACGACGAAACTATTGAAGCGGCCATTCAAGAAGCAGTTCTAGCAATGCGCAGCAGCGGTTTGATGAAGAATAACTACGAAGAGTACTTGCGTTCGATAAGTGGTGAAAAGACATTATCTCTGAAAGCAGATTTCGTTACCCCGAAAAACCTGTTGGAAGTCTTGCTTAATAAAGGGGCTAATGATGCCGTAAATGTAATCAGAGAGAGTGAGTATGCGTCTCTTTGCGACATGTGCAAAAGCCAGTTGGATCTGGTGCATATCGTTATTGATGCTGGGAAGGCATGTGATGGCGTAATGGCGGAATTTGCTTGGAAGGTGGTCAGGATTGCTAACGAATTACCGATGATAGAGCAAGAGGCTAAATCATACGCCACCAATCATGTCACAGAGCTTCTTGCCCCCTATCGCTTAGAAAGCAATCAGCGCAAGATGATTAGCTGGGGAAGTTGGTAATCTCTCAGTGTGTCGTTTTTTACGCAAAGAATGATAGGTAAGTACAAGATTATTTGTGGCGGTGGTTGTGAAAGCTGATTTGTCAAAAATCCCCTCTATTTCAGGAAATAATGGTTATTCACTTCGTTGTGAGGAAGTAAAGATAAACGGTGAGTCGGCATATTGCAGCTACTCCGTTTGCCAGCACACCATTCTTGCCTTCAAAGAAAACCGTCTTCCTCGAACTTCATTCCAGTCGTGCGCAACCGCTATCAAAGCAGGCAAATGCAAGGCGTTAAAAATGATGGTTGAAGAGATTCGTAAAGGAGAATCTCTGTATTTCGAAGATATGACCGCACTCATTAAGGAGGTTGAAGAACGGAATAAACAAGCCAGAACTATAAAACGAAAACGTGACAGTGTAACGATTAATAGCATGGTTAAGAAGAGCGCCACATCACAAACAGCGATCACTGACGTGTATGCGGCGTTGCTTGAAGAAACAACAAAAGAAACACATGAGCAAATCGATCAACATATGGAGGCAAAACAACAATGAAAAAGTTGATCGCACTTAAGCATAAGCTGGACGAAATGAAAGCTATGGGAACCAATGCAAAAAAAGAGGCATTGGCCAACATGGATGACTTTGAACAAAGCATGGTTTCATTGATGCTCAACCCTTTCATCCGTTTTGGGGTAAAGAAATACAAAGTGGCAGAGCCGCTTAGTGAGTCCGTCCCAAGTGACGAAAAAGCCATTGATGTACTGAATAAGCTGGCCTCTCGCGAGCTGACGGGGAACGCAGCAATAGCAGCTGTTGAGTCTATCGTGGCGTCAATGTGCGCCGATGGGCAGGACGTGTTCCGTCGTTTCCTCTTAAAAGACCCGAAAGCAGGTGTTGGGATTAGCCTATGCAACAAGGTTTTTGAAAATCCCATTCCGAAATTCGAGGTGCAGCTGGCGTCACCGTATAAAGAAAAAGGCGACAAATACCCCTTCAAGCCAAATCCTAAAGCAAAATGGCCGATGATTGGCAGTCTTAAGCTCGATGGTTTGCGAGTAATTTGCGAGGTTATTGTTGACGAGGAAGAGGTTAACTTCCTTTCTCGTACTGGTAATCCAATCACGTCTCTCGATCACCTAAAGCCAGCAATGCTCGAATTAGGCAAACTTTCAGGCCACAAACACATCTTCTTCGATGGTGAAGGAACAGCCGGTTCATTTAACCAGTCCGTATCTGCATTGCGCAAAAAGAACGTGCAGGCAATTGGCGCTATTTATCATGTTTTCGACTTCTTCCTACCGGAATGGCGGGCACAGGCTAAATCCAAAGAGTATGCAAAGACAGGTATGAAGCTGAAAGAGCGCCTGGCTATTCTCGTGGCGTTGTTCAAAAACGATCGCAGTGAAGGCTACGCACAAGACATTCACCTGCATCCGTTCTATATCATCCATAGCCACGAAGACTTCATCGAACGCTTCATGAAACGCCTGGACGATAACGAAGAAGGGGAGATGGGCAAAGATCCGAACTCTGTTTACGAGTTTAAACGTACCCGCAGCTGGTGGAAGTTAAAAGACGAAGATTCAGAAGATGGTGAAATTATCGATTTTGAGCCGGGCGATCCGGACTCTGGTTTTGCCAACACGCTTGGAAAAATTGTTATTCGCCTTGAAAACGGTGTGATTGTTCGTGCGAGCGGCATTAAGCATAAATATCTGGACGAGATCTGGAACAACAAAGAGAAGTACCGTGGTCGTATTGTTGAGGTTCATTGTCACGAGAAAACACCGGATGGCAGCTTACGCCACCCCCGACTGAAATGGCCGCGTTGCTTACGCGATACAGAAGATCGAATCGGAGATAAAGAATGATGCTCGGCTGGATGATTGCATTTTTAGCAGTTGGTTTTTTCATAGGTATTGTGGTGATGTCCAGTTGCATCAATGACTACATTAAAAGCGGTGTTATAGAAAGACGCGGTCGTATTTATCGCATTGTAGAAATAACCAACACCCTGAAGGAGATTAAGGATGATCGTATTAAGTAAACGGGAGAAGGAAACGCTTCATGAAATCAGTAAGTGGCCGGAGTTCCCTGAGTACTGGAAGCCTAAAACGCGAGCTAAGTTAGAGCGTTTAGGGTTGGTTGCAAACGTTTCTGAAACGAAGTGTTCGGCCAACTACCAGTTAACTGATAAAGGGAAAGTATTGCTACAGCAATTAGTAGAATCAGGAGTGTTAAAATGATTCCATACATCTCATTAGCTTTTATGGGTGGCTTCCTTATCGGCTTCGGCATCTGTCGTGATTTAATTAAGCAGGAACTTAAAACCAAAACACTGTGCATCGGAAAGCGTGTGTATCGGGTAGTTCATGAAACAAAGGTTAGAAAATGAGCAATTTAACTTCTTGGGACTGGTGGTTGGCCACCTATTTCTTAGCGGCCGGAGTCGCATTCGCCTTTTACGTAGGTCAGTTAGTCGTAAAACTGTTGCTGATTAAATTTGCTAGTCATAAACGTATCGATGATGGTCTGTGGCGTCTTGGCACCCTGGTGGAAACTCGCTACGGGCAACTTAAGGAGAACGAAACCATTACTATCCAGGCGAAACGATTCACTGCCACCATCACAAGAACACCTAGTCGTAGAGTGGCCTTGATCAAAAAAGTCACAACCGAATAAAAACATGGTGATAAGTATTTACTTACTTATCTTTTATGTATAAGATGACTTTGTTTTCGTTGAGACGCGACTGTTTGAACTTAAATACAAGTGCAAACGAAGAAGTCTATCTGGCAGTAGCCTAATAAGCCAAACACCAGCGAGGTCAGTTTCCAGCCTCGTTACCGAAATGGGACACACTGAGCGAGTGTGATTGCAGAACGCAGGAGGGAACATTCATGTTCCCTCCGATGAAGTAACAGAATGGGTGGTTGGTATATTTTCAACTCCATATGACTCCCGGATTCTTAGCCACTGACCGCCCATCCTGTTACGTCATTTTGTTCAATTATGTCGTTTATACTGGGTTAAAAAGCGGCGACGTAGCCCGGCTGGTATGGTTAGCCAGCACACAACGTTGAGGCCATTACATTTTTATCAATTCTAAGGTTCTATTCACAGAGATACCGGCGAGCGTTGATATGTAACATGTTGGGCAAACATTCAATCGGAGTAGTGGCCTCAACGTTGTGAAGACAGGATTGTTGTGTAGGTTTAACCACTGTTGCCATTGGTGCCTGTTTTCACAACAAATGATTCCATACATCACATTGTATAAATTACAAAGTAGGTGCTGTCCTCAGAAACATCATCTACTTAAAGATTTTGCCTTCTACTATTGAGCGAAGTCGAAAGCGTCTGGCACTAACGAAAAGTGCAAGTAGCGGTGCGTTTCCTGGCAGAAACTAAACCGTCGCGATTGGCACTGTTGAGTAATAAATACTGGCAGTGCTGAATTGATGGTGTAGCTCAGCGGTAGAGCAGTTGGCTGTTAACCAACTGGTCGGTGGTTCGAATCCACCCACCATCGCCAATTTAGGGGAGTTAGTCCGTAGGGGCAGCGGGGTAGACTGTAAATCTACTGTCATTGCGACTCGGGTGGTTCGACTCCATCACTCCCCACCAAATTGCCGGTTTAGCTCAGTTGGTAGAGCGTCTGCCTTGTAAGCAGGATGTCAGCGGTTCGATCCCGTTAACCGGCACCAACACAACAGGTAAGAGCATTGGGCGAATCGGCGATACTGACCCACAAGCCCGTAAATCGATAGAGTCAGACCAGTGCTCTTACCGTTGTGAGGAAGTGCAGCTCTTTGAAGCAACCAGAAGATAAGCATCTGGCTTCACAACACAACGATAAGATCATTACGGTTAATCGTCGTTCATGTGCACAATGACTGGTCGAAAGGTAGTGATCTTACCGTTGTGATGAATGCACAGGCTGATGTGCCGCAACTACAGTAGTGCGCGCTTTGCGGGGCTTGCTACAACCCTGTGTCGGAGTTCAGCACCGACCATCACAATAGCTGGAGAGTAGGGAGCATGGTGCTCAAGCGGTCTTGAAAACCGTCCCATTGCGCAAGCGATGATGGTTCGATTCCATTACTCTCCGCCAGACACAGCGTTGAGCGGTTTGGCCTTTTAATCACCCAGATTAAGACTCCGCTAACATAAACCAGACCGCTCAACGCTGTGATAGACAATTACGGCAGACGTTCTTAACCATAGCTTGCTAACATCCTAGCAACACTTTTTTCAGCGCAAAATTCAAAGGGGCTTCGGCCCCTTTTTTGCAACTGAAAGAGTCAAGTCTACGAACTTTGTAGGAAGAAATAATGACCAGCAAAGATAACACACCACTAAAAGTCACCCCTGAACACATTGAACAACTCATTCAAAGTGAACATTATTTCACTGCATATGATGCCAGCCACGGGGATAACTTCATCTCTGTTTACAATTCAAAAACAGATATCGACAAAGGTCATGAGTCGTTAAAACTCTTAACGTTCTGCGTTATGGTTCTCAAAAATGGATATACCGTAACGGGAAAATCTGCGTGCGTAAGACCAGAAATCTTCAACTTTGATGTTGGTCGCGAGTACGCTCGAAAAGATGCTATCGATCAAATCTGGCCCCTGGAAGGCTATCTCCTGAAGCAAAAGTGGCATGAGGCAAAGCAATGACGATCACTATCTACGGACGAGATAACTGCTCATACTGCAAACGTGCGGTCGAGCTGGCGAAGCAACTAAAGGGACATGGCTACGGTGATTATGAGTACATCGACATCACCACTGCCGGTATCGACAAGGAAAAACTAAGTGAAATTGTTGGTAAACCGGTAGAGACTATCCCCCAGGTGCTGATCGATGGCCAGCCGATTGGCGGATACACAGAACTGGCTGCATACGTCAGCACCCTCTGATTTTAACGGCTCACAGGAGCCGTTTTTATTCCCACCAAACTCACTCCCATTTCCCTTAAAATTCAAAAAACAACGTCAAAATGATTCCATACCTACTATGTATGGAATCATTAGTAAAAATGAGTTACTTTTACTCTTGATCCTATAAGAATCTATGCCTAATATACTGTTTACTTATACAGTACATCGGCGTAACTCGGTGATTGTCATATGAAAAATAGCTTTGACAGAGCACGCGCTGCGGAGAACACCTCAAAAGAGGCGATAGAGTATCTCGAAAGAGCATCTCAAATGCAGGCCGTTATGATCTCCCAGGTCAGCAATGACATGAGATTCTCGGACGCATTCATGTTATTCACTCGCTTATCTCTGCTCATAACCAGACGTCGGCCAGAGATCGCTGTTCATTGTATTTTGATACATGTTTTTCCGCACATTGCCGATGTAAAAGTAAGTGATATTAATAGGTTCATGGTGAACCAACTGGTCAACCCACTAATACTGGATGGCAAAATTGTTATGGGCCGCCGCGTTTTCTCTCTGATGAAGCAGTTCCTTAGCTGGTGCGCCTTCCAGGGGATGATAGACGTGTCACCGTTAAACGATATGTCACTTAACAAAGTTGCCGGTGGCGCAAAGCCCACGCCCCGCGAGCGGAAGCTGACTGACGCAGAGGTATGGGTGTTCTGGAATATATGGGACTACTTCAATGTGTGTGCTGGTACAAAATGGGCGGCCAGGCTATGTCTTGTATCCGCAAGACGACCTGACGAAGTACTGCGGGCTAAAAAAAGTGAGTTCAATCTTAAGCGTGGGGTTTGGAATCAAGGCAAGAGGAACAAATCTGCCCGTGAGCATTCTCTGCCTTTAAGCTCATTAATGCGCACTTGTATTGAAGAGTTGTTCGAATATGGTAAAGACAGCCAGTGGCTCGTGCCTTCGAATAAAAAAATCGGGAAAGACCTTCCTATGTCTAAAGTGGCAATAGCCCAGGCATTACGTCGTATTCTGGAACGACCAGAACTGATGGAGCTTGAGCCATTTACACCCCGAGATTTGCGCCGTACTGCGCGTAGTTACTTCCCAGCATTAGGCATAAGCCAGGAGGTATCACGTAAAATCATGAACCACAGTCTTGAGGGGATAGATCGGGTCTACGACCGGCACGATTATATGGACGAGATGCGAGACGCCTTAGAAAGTTTCTCGACGTACATCGCATCAATCGTAGAGCAACCGGATTTAGACGAAATTGACCACAAATTTAAGGGAGATCGTCTATCAACAGAGCTTATTCGTGTAAATTTTTCATAGAGACTTTATGGCCTCAACAACCTTTTGTGATGCGCCTTTCTCTTTACCGAATCGCTCGTTATATGCAGCAAGAACCTGTTTTTCGTCCTCGTTAAGAGGAGCAGTGCCTTCTTTGTATAAAAATGCTGCGAGTTCGGGTTGGCGTTCTTCCAGCACCATCATCATAAGACGACTTGGCTCAATGCCCAGTGCCAGCGCCAGCGGACGAACCTTATCGATAGGCAAAGGAATTTTGCCGCTTTTAATTAAAGAAAGGTTGTTGGCGTTTTTATACCCAATTGTTTTGGCTATCTGGGCCTGGCTCATAGGTGAGGATTCAATCAACCCTGCGATAAAAGCAGCGTAGCGACTTTCTATAAATTCAATCTTGTTATCAGACATGGTTACAACCTTTGCGCGTTCAATTCTCTCTGGTAAGTGCTTACCGATATTACATCAAAGGTTAGGGTTGTAAAGCTATTATCATTTTTTTCGATAGGCACTTAAAAGACCGGTTAAAGGCCATTGCACGGAGAAAAATTAGCCCAAAACAGGTAAGAAAATCAACTTGCATATGATATGAATGTATTCAGTATTGATATAAATTTTAGTAGTATTCCTTACCATAGTATAAGTTAGAATGGATTGATTGAATGAACACCACTATTTCCAGCCTAATCGCTCTTGAGATCGGACACGTACAGAAATTAGTTGATGAGTGTGTAGCTGACATCCTCACCGATCTACCGAATGAGCAGATTCAGGTTGGTGTGAATGACACAACTGGATTTATATTCGAACTTAACAACAAACGCTTCACGCTTCTCAATACCGGCTCCGGGTCTTTAGCCGTCAGAATCTGTTAACCCCTCTTCTCCCTGCGCGAATGGCTTAGTTCCCTGTTCGCGCAGTGCTACATTAAACACACTAGTAAATAATTTGTTTTCATAACAAAGGATTAGCCATGTCTAAAAAACGTTCCATCAAAGAGGTTCAGGACTTCCGTGACAGTGTAAAACGAGTAGTCGCTCTCCTTTCAGGTAAAAACATCCCTGTTGCAGAACGAGGGGACGACGCTTATGTACGCTATAACGATGATGGAGAGCCAATTCTCGTAAACATCCCATCAATCCCGGATAACGCAACACCGGCATTGATGAATGCTGTGCGCGGATTTCTCGATCATGAGGTTGCTCACATTTTGTTTACCGATATTCGTGTGTCCAACAAAATGAGAGAAAAAGGACGCGTTCCTTCCTGGTCGCTATGGAATGCCTTAGAAGACGTGTTCATCGAGCGAAAAATGGGTCAGGTCTTTAACGGAACAAGACGTAATCTGATGGCAACTCAGCGCCTTATAATCGAAAAAGTCTTTAAACCAAAGGCTTCAGAGGCTATTGCTTATTGTGGCAAAGATCAGCGCGCGCTTTTTCTAAACTTCTTTCTCTGTCCGGTTGTAAGAGCCTGGGATGGCCAAGCACCGTTCGTAGATTTCATGGATGAATATTGGCCTGTCATTGAGAAACCAATTTCATTATTAAAAGAACATGGTATCGATGTGGCCGTGCGTAACATGTCTTGCACCGAGGATTGTGTAAAGGTGGCTGCGACCATAGCTAAGATCCTCAAAGACACTGAAAGTGAAAGCAAAGGTAAGGAGTCAGCTCCGGGAAAAACTTCCGATCCTTCAGACGCTGACCAGACGGATGCCTCTGGAGAAAACAATGAAGACAACGAAGATCATGAGACACCCTCATCGTTAGATAATCACAAATCTATTAAATCAGAGTCACATAGTAAGCACAAACATGATAATAACGACAGTGATGATTCAGATAATCCTGAATCATCAGAAACAATATTCGATGATACAGAAAATGATAAAGCGGTATCAGATTCTGATGCTTCTGATAACGCGGCGTCAGAATCATTAACCGCTGACCACGAAAAAAGAAAAACGACAGAAGACGGCTCTTCAGACATTCCAACTCCGTCAAAAATGAGTCTGGAAGAGGCTTTAGAGGAGTTGGATAGCATGGAAGATGAAGTCGGAGGCATGACAGAAGATGCGCTATCCGAAACGATTAAAAGCGAGTTAACAGAAAGCTCGAAAAGCGAATACAGGCCATACAATCGCTCATACGACTTCATCGGCTCGATTGATCAGGCAGAAGCCCATATCAAACGGCTTATTAAAACATTCTCCGATATTGATTTAGGTGGATATCCAATCAGCCGTTATCGCATCGTTCCTGAAGGCAACCAACTCTTCGACAAATATATTGAAAAGCACCTTTCGTCAGGTGTTTCGTCGACGCTGGCAAAAGACCTGGAACGTGCAATAGCAAGCAGAAACAGAGTTCAGTTTATACCTGGCCAGCGTCGGGGGCGCATTCATGGTTCAAGTATCTACAGATTAACAATGAATGATGATCGCGTGTTTCGTAAAAAAGAAGAATCTAAAGCCGTTAACGCCTGTGTTCAACAAGTGATTGATTTATCGGGTTCAATGAGTGGCGAAACGATAAAACTAGCTCTTGCAAGTGCATATACCATCGCCGATGCACTTGATCGAATAAATGTTCCCAACATTATCACCGGCTTCACTACATTTGGCAGTCATATGGCAGCAGGAGAACTTAAGGCTATCAAATATGAGTTCTCTCGCTTTGAATCTTTAATGCTACCTATCATCAAAAATTGGAATGAAAAAGCAAATTCTCGCGAAGTTCGCTCACGTATGGGGTGCGTAGGCTACACATTCCCACTTCTTAATAACGTGGATGGTGAAAGCATAGCCAGCCTTGCATCGTTATTTTCCGGTCGCATGGAGGACAGGAAGATCATGCTTGTTCTGAGCGATGGCGAGCCGTGGGCTGTTGGGAGAGGTTTTGACGCTCATTTGCGTTCGGTTGCGAAGCAAATTGAAACGCAGACTGACATTGATTTGATGGCAATTGGCATCATGACTGATGCACCGGAGAGATTTTACGCAAATCATGCCCTGGTAACGAGCGTTGATAGTCTTGGTTCATCTGTAGTTACTGAACTATCTCGTATCATTTTAAAGTGAACAAAACAGCCTTAACGATAAGTAACCACTTACGATAGATAATGATATATTTATATAAGAAGTTGAACGCTCATTAGAAAACAAAGGAAAAACGCATGACTACTACTGCACTGCAAAATGAAAAAAATCCTTCTGATTACCTTGTTTGCAAGTGGTGCGGAAAATCATTTCACTATTTTAAGTCCCATGTTGCCAATGGTAATTGCGAGGGCATTCCTGAGTCAGTAAAAGATGCCGATCCTGACACCGTACTGAAAATGTACACAACACAGTTTCCAGATGAGCCAACGCTATCGAAAAAGGCACTTGATGCAATTCAAGCTAAACGTGCCGAGCAAAAAAGCGAAATGGCCAAATCATCTGGCGTGACCAGTAGCCCAGGCTACACAGGCACAGTTGAGTACAAGACAGATCTGGTCGCAGCTCACGAACTGCTAAATGTAACGGTGAAAGAACTCGGAACAAAACGTGGGACGCCGCTCATGGTTAGCGTCAACGTCAATACGCCGTTTCCAGAGTTCGTTCCAGAAGTGAAGAAGGGCTACGTATATGGCGACTTCGAACTGATCAAAGACATTTTCATGATGCTTGAACTTGGCATACCTGGCTATTTGTGGGGTCATGCAGGAACAGGCAAATCGTCATTGCCTACACAACTATGTGCTTTGCTCAATCGTCCGTTGATCCGTGCCCAACATACAGCATCAATGGAAGAGGCACATGTTACGGGGCAAATTCTGGCGCGTGATGGCTCTACGTATTTCGAGCCTGGCTTGCTTGCGCTCGCAATGAAGCATGGCTGGGTTTACCTCGCGGATGAATACGACTTTGCGTTTCCACAAATTCTTGGCGTGTATCAGCCAGTGCTGGAAGGTGAAGCGTTAGTCATCAAAGAGGCGACTCCAGAATGGCGTCGCATTACTCCGCATGAACGGTTTGCTTTCATTGGCACTGGCAACACGAACGGATCTGGTGATGAAACCGGCTTGTACCAGGGTACAAACATCCAGAACGCCGCGAACTTTTCGCGTTTTGGCATCGTTTCGAATGTGAAATACATGAGCAAAGAGGCAGAGATCAACATGTTGATAAATGCCGGTATCGTGGATGAATACGCAGAAAAGATGGTTAAGTTTGCCGGTATCGTTCGCGATGGATACGAAGAACACCTTATCAGTCAGCCAATTGGCCCTCGTGAACTTTTGTTGTCGGCCAAGATTGGAATGATGCGAGGCGACTTTGTGACAGGTATTGAGCGTTCTTTCATTAACAAACTCCCTTCAGCTTCTGCACAAGCGGCTCGTGAAGTTGTTCAAAAAATATTTGGTTGATCGTGCGTAAAGGATGTTTCGGCTCTCTTATCGCTGCTTCTGAAACTGGTAAGGCTTGTCTGGTATGTCCAGACAAGCCCGATTGTCACCAATCAGCAAAAGAAGTTGCGATTTCGATGTATGGGAAGTTCGTAGGCTTCCCCAATGACAAAATCAAAAAAACCATAAAGGTAAAAACACATGAAAGCACTGATGGTTCGAACTGACTTCTCACTTGGGGAGTCGGCTCTAAAAGCAGAAAACGCGGTGAAGATTGCCAGAGAAGCTGGCTACACCGCTGTAATTTCAGCAGATAGCATGAATATTGCGAGTGTTATTCCACTACAACGTGCCGCTGGTGACGACATGGCGGTTATTTGTGGTGTGAAACTAAATATCGTTGATGATCCCACATACGAGCACCGGGCTAAACTTGCTAAAGAATCTATGAGATGTATGGAATCATTAGAGCGGGGACGTAACTACTCGTTTACCGCTCTAATTAAAAATGAGCAAGGATATCGCGACATCTGCGAACTAATGACGGTGGCCAACACACGAGAACAGTTCTACTTTGTACCGCGTCTCTCGCTCGAACAGTTGGTTTCTACATATGCCAAAGGCAACATCATCCTGCTCACTTCCGACATCGGTAGCGTGTTCCAACGCAACGATTTTGCAAAAATCATAAGCTCACTGATTACAGCGGGCGGGAAAGACAACTTCTATAGCGTGGTTTATCCGCACCCTACCCCATTCTACGACCAGATTAACGTCCGAGCGATGAAAGTAGCCAGCGCACTGAAAATAGAGCCAGTAGCGTTCTATCCCGCTTATTACGAATCGATCGACGATGCAGACATTAAAGACATTGCGCACATGGTTACGAACAACATAAAAATCGACCAGCCGCATCGTCTGCGTATCCCCCACCAGCGAGATAACGCCATCAATGGTCGTCGCCATCTCCTTGAGGCGCTTAAAGCCTTCTCCGTTCGCATGGATGTGCCGGTAACAGCTGCAATGGCCTCAACAACGCAGGACTCCATTATCGATGCCTGCACATGGCGCTGGCATGAATTGCCACCAGCACTGCCCAAGATGGCAGACGACGAACCTGCAACGCTGATGAAACTGGCTGTTGCAGGGCTGCGTAAACGTCTTACCACAAAAGAGTTTGGATACACACCACCTGCTTCTGAGAACAGGGTTTATGTTGAGCGGCTAAAGTACGAAATGGACACGCTGACTCGCCTGGGATTCTGTGGTTACTTCCTGATGGTACGCGATCTGATGAATCACAGCCGTGAAACTGGCATTCCTGTCGGGCCTGGTCGTGGTTCCTCTGCCGGTTCTCTGGTGGCGTGGTGCATAGGCATAACCAACGTCGACCCAATCCGTCACGGTCTTCTGTTTGAGCGTTTCATCAACCCTGAGCGTCTCGACTTGCCGGATGCGGACTTGGACTTCAGCCAGGCACGTCGCCATGAGGTGATCGAGTATCTGAATGAACGCTACGGCGAAGATTACGTTGCAGGCATTCCGAACTTCACCTACCTGGGCGCAGCCTCTGCACTACGTGACACCGCTCGTATTTATGGTGTGGAGTCCGCAGATATGGCGGTATCAAAAGAACTGAAGAACGTCGAGGATGATAGCCTTCCATTGGAAGAGCTGCGCGAACAACTGGCAAGTCTCGACAAATACGCAACAAAATATCCTGATGCATTCAATGCAGCCTGCAAGTTACAAAGCCTTATGCGTGGCTTTGGTAGACATGCGGCAGGGATGATCGTAGCAGGTGTTCCTCTGACAGAACGTACACCGGTTGAGCGCCGTGGTGACGCGCGTTGTATCGCATTTGACAAGCGTTACTGCGAGGCTATGGGCCTAATTAAGCTGGACGTGCTTGGCCTGGCAACTCTCGATTTGCTCGATAGTGCAAAACGCTACATAAAAGAGAACACAGGTGAAGATATCAATCTTGATGCCATTTCTCTTGAAGATCGCAAGGTGCTGGATGGTTTTGCTGCTGGGTACACTCAAGGTGTTTTCCAGCTTGAATCAGGCCCAATGCGCAAGCTGCTTAAAGATTTAGGTGGTGGAATTGAGCCAATGAGCTTTAAAACGGTTGTTGCTACGACTGCGCTCTTCCGGCCGGGGCCAATTCAGTCAGGCATGTTGGATGACTATGTTTCTGTAGCCAAAGGCTTTATGACGCCGGAATCATTACACCCCGTTCTTGATGAACTTACCGCAGAAACAAATGGCGTGATTCTCTATCAGGAACAGACGATGAACGCGACTCGATTGCTTGCTGGCTTCACAATGGCTGAAGCTGACGGCGTTCGTAAAGCGATCGGCAAAAAAGACATGGAAAAAATGAAGAGCATGGGCGAGAAGTTCATCGTTCAGGCTCAAGCTGGCTGGATAGACGTTGAGCTGGAAGATGGCACTACACAGCGCATTCACCGTGCGGAACATTTTAAATGCGAAGACGGAACTCTGAAAACTGTCGAAGAGGCACTTGAGTACGGCGCAAAACTACCTATAAACGCAGTACGCGTTACAGCGTCACATCCAGGGCTATCAGAGATGAAAGCGAAGGAGATCTGGACCGCATTCGAAAAGAATGGTGCCTACCAGTTCAACAAATCACACTCTGTTGCTTACTCCTTAATCAGTTATCAATCTATGTGGTTGAAAACTCATTATCCCGCGGAGTTTTTCGCTGCTGCTCTCACTATTCTTGGCGAAGATAAACACCAGGGGCTGGTTAAAGATGCGCTGACCTATGGTATTCGCGTATTGCCACCAGACGTTAACGTGTCATCTAACCGAATCGAGATCCGCACGCTTGAAGATGGCAGCCAGGTGCTGTATGCGCCCTTCTCTGCTGTGAAGGGGTGTTCTGAGAATGGCTGCCAAGCCATCATGAGAGCGCGAGAAAAAGTTGGCGGCAAATTCGAGTCACTGGCGCAATTCGAAGAAGCTGTCGAGAAACGTGCCTGTAATAGTCGAGTGCGCGAATCGCTGCAAAAAGTAGGGGCGTTTGCATCCATCGAGCCAGGTAGTCTGCCAGCAACTGATCCAGAGCGCCTACGCGACCAGGCTGAATTGATGGGAAACCTTGTCATAGACGCAGTTAAAGCCTCACGCCCGTTTGAGATGAACCCCAAACGTTCGGCTGAGATTAACGTGCTCATGACACGGATGGCGGCTGAAATGGGCTTAGGTGATGAACTAATCCGCCCCAGCATTGGTATTAAGCCGAAAATCATGATCATTCTGGACAATGCGAACGGCAATGATGCTCGAACCGGTTACTTCATGGAGAACGGATACGACGACTTTAAGGCCAAGCTATTGACGGCTGGAGATTTACGCATGGGCGATCTCTATGTCACAGGCGTTTGCAAGAAGGTTAAAGACAAAGAAAAAGACTACACCAAAGACGAGATCGGCCAGTTCACCGACTTTATACGTGAAGAGATCAATCTGGTGCGTCCGACCTACATTTTGACGTGTGGTAGTCGTTCAACCGCACTATTTAACAATAAGAGTAAACCATCAGATCTGATTGGTCGTAAGGAGTACTTCCCAGAGCTTGATGCAACCGTCTTCTACGGATTTAACCCGAATATCCTGTACTTCCGACCGGAAGAAGGAGAGCGACTGGAGGCCATTCTGGCTGATATCGCGGAGACAATAAATAAGTAATAAAGAAAACCCGCCTGTTGGCGGGTTTATAAAGAATTATGGCGCTTGTTGAGGAAGTCACTCCTCTTACGCACTTTGTTTTGCCATGCCGGCAGTTAGCTTCTGCCTTTGACTATTCATGCGGCAACCCCGCATTTCGCCACAATGGGCAATTCACTTTTATGGAATAAACTGGCCGTTGTGTCGATTTAATTAGCATGGCCTTACCATGCTAATTTATTCAACTTGTACAATCCTACAAATCTATCCACTCAGGCTTACACCGTCTTCGTTATTGTAGAAATGAGGATCATCAGCGTTGAATCAGCTTAGAGCAACGACATTTGCTGCTGCTGGGCCTTTAGCACCATTCTCGATAGAGAATTCGACCTGCTGGCCTTCTTCCAAAGTGCGGAAATTATTACTCTGAATTGCCGAAAAATGTACAAAAACATCTTTACTGCCATCAGCAGGAGAAATAAAGCCAAAGCCTTTATCAGAGTTAAACCATTTTACTAAACCAGTCATTTTATTAGACATAGATATTACCTTCTTAATTTTGTGAGCCACATAGTGCGGCGAGAATTTGATCTGTATAGATTGGGACTTACTTAGGCACTTAAGGAGGAGACTCACGAAGAAGGGAAATCAGAAGATAACACTGAACTGAGACTGCTTTACTAAAACTGCTTACATAAGGTCTGTCTTGCAAACCAACGATGCTATTAACGCATACCCCTTCTTTTCATGCAACCTTTATTTTTCAAAGATAACTAATTTTTGTCACCATTGGTTTAGTAAACGTTAACGAACCAGACGATGCCAGACACCTTTACAGAGAACAGATGCCCGCCAATTGGCGGGCATCATTATGCGCATTTCGCAATATCTTTGCGGCGTTTAATCAGTTTCTCCGCAATTTGCTCTATTTCGTTGAAATCTTTCGAGACGCTGTTTCGAAGCGCCAGATTCCATTTACTCAAAGTTCGGGCATTTTGGACAATTTGATCGCCCTCTTTAAGTCGTCCGTTATTCATGAGCCATTCAGCCACATCAGCCCAATCCCAGAGAGGAGACTGGCCTTTTATGCGTTGTACAGGGCAAGGGAAGTCGCCGCTTCCGCGCTTACCGTCTTTGAGCAACGCCACTGCCTGGCGAGACAGGTCTGTCAGTTCCGCGATATCGCTTAAGCCCACAAGAGCCGAGTCGACGGATTCAACAATTGCACCGATACCGGCTGATTCAATATTGTCGACCGCAGATGCGATAGCTGCATCAAGTGATTGTGCTTCGCGGTCAAATTCTACATAGACGGAGTTTCCATATGCGCAAATTAGCGCATCGTCACAGCCGTTTTGGTACAGCGCGTCTTCCAGTCCTTCCGTCTCATACGATACGCCTGAGAGCGTCAGAGTGAAGTTATAAAGCGCCATAGTTTTCCTTTGAAGATAGTTGGACAGTTTCTGCAAAAGGCGGCTAATGCCGCCTTGAAATCATTTACAACGATCAACCATTCGTTTGATCTGTTTGGCATGGTTTTCGGGATTACCCGGAGTCGACCATACGCTCATTTGGTGAGTTTTGTGTTCACCTTCTGGATTACCGCATCGCAGTCTGCAAAAACAATGTGCAGCACCACCAGCAGCTACCCAGATCCAGCCTTTACTTAATGCATAGTCAATGGCTGCTTGAATATGCTTATTCGGATGTTGCTTCATTCGCCTCCGATAATAGTATTCTATTCACAGTGTTGACATCTGTCAACGGCGACTGAATTTCATCCGTTCATGCCACACCACCATCCATCTCATGTATGTGACCTAAAGATGGTCAGCACAGCTTACCAAAATAAGACAACTAATTATCTTCGGTGATCTCAATATCTTCCCCTGAACAAAGTTGACATGACGCCATAAACCCGTTCTCTGTTTGATATAATTGATACAGATTTTATAAGTAGGAACCTATTAGAGTGAACACTGATATTTTTTCTAAAATCATGGCCGATCTGGAGTTCGACCGCGACAACCTTGAGGAAGTATGGCGTAAACAGCCACGGCTTTTAATGGAGTATGGGTCAAAACTAGCGCAGGCAGATCGAGATGTCGCAGAGGCAAAACTTAACCTTGAAGCTGTTGAAGCAAAGCTATACGACACAGAGCGTAAGAACTTGAGTATGAACGGCATTAAGTTCAACGAGTCTGTACTGGACGCTAAGGTTAAAACAAACCCACAGTATCTGTCTAAACGGCAGAAGTTGGATGAAGCACGGCACATCGCAGACATATACAAACATGCTGTCGCCGCCTTTTCGCATCGCCGAGACATGATCGTTCAGGCGTCAAAGATGGCCATCGTTGAATTAGAGCGATTAGGCTCTGAACGCTTTATTACTCCCCGTTGATTTTTGATAGATAATAAGTAAGTACTGATCTATCATTTAACAGCTCGAAAGAGCCACGAATGAACGAAAGCCCAACGCGCATAGCGCCATCGGCCAAATCACAACAAGGAGAAACACATGTCTAAGACATTACTTGATTTGCTTAACAAAACTCGTGAAGACATTGCCGCCAAACGTGGCAACAACGTTGATCTGACTCGCTTAAAAGACGGCGTCAACTATATCCGCATCTTCCCGAATAAAGACGACCCAAACGGTAAGTTCTTCCAGACTTTCGGTATGCACTACGTTAAGTATCAGAACGAGGAAGGTAAAGAAGCAACCAACGCTTATATTTGTGAGCAACATACTCACGGTCGCGCTTGTCAGCTATGCGAAATGGTGATGGAAGGTCGCGCTCGTCACAAGGGTAACAAAGCAATGGAAGAACGCATCGGTCAAATGCGTGCCACTCCTCGCTACCTGGTCAACGGCATTCTTTCTGCTCGTGAGGATTTCGCAGATGCTGAGAAATGCCAGTTAATCGAGCTGCCGTCTACTGTATTCGATGATATCTGCAAAGCAATCACCGAAGACATCGCTGATGATATCGGCAATCCACTGAGCAAAGAGGAAGGCTACGCATTCCTGATTAAACGTACTGGCTCTGGTCGCGATACCAAATATGACGTCTCGCCTAAGCGTAAAGTCTACAAAGGCGATATCGAAGATAAATTCTGGAACACCCAGCATGATCTGATCGCATACGCAAATCAGGCTGATGAAACTCGTCTTCTGTCGACAGTTCGCACTATGGGTCGTCTGATTGGCATCGCTGCACCAACTGCCGCAGCATCTGCACCAGCAATTTCCTCAACCGCGAAAACATCGGCTGCGGCACTACCTGGATTTGGCTCTGTCACTGGTCATACAGAAGGAGCGACGGCTGTAGCAACCGCGCACACACCGGCTTCTGAACCAACCAGTCTGGTTGATGAAGAAATCCTCCGTGCCGTTGAAACTGAATTTAAACCAGAGGCAAGTTCCGCTGCCGTTGCCGTATCAGTCAAAGAGTCTGAAGCAGTCGCAGCGACATCTGTAGCAACCGCATCTGCGACGGAAGATGAAGGTCTGGATGACCTACTGAGAGAGCTGGACTCTCTGTAATCCCATTACGTGACCAGTAAGGCGTCTACGGACGCCTTACTTTTTGGAAGGAATGTACCGGTGAATTATCTCTTCGTAGATGGCAATAGCCTGGGTTATTACCACCAACAATCTGACAAATTGCACAACGGCGAAATGGAAGTACAGGCTGCTTTCGGCTTTGTTAAGAACGTCCGTCGTTATGCCTCCATCCTCCATGCCCGACCTATGATTCTTTGGGATGGATTTAGTGACAAGCGTCGCGACTTTTACCCGGACTACAAAGCAAATCGCGACGACGATCCTGATATGAAAAAGATGAAGGAAGGCTTTGCTATCCAGAAGCCATACATCCTCAAAATGATGACCGCGCTTGGTGTTAACCAAATCATTGCAAAAGATGCAGAAGCGGATGATCTGGCCGGGCTGCTGGTATCCCGCATGGCACCGCAGCCAACCGTTGAACACATCTATCTGTTAACAGGCGATAGCGACTGGCTTCAGTTAGTTCGTGAAAACGTAAGCTGGGTAAGCCTGCGTGAAGACGCCAAAAACAAGCAGGTTAATTTTGAGCAATTTGCGGAGCTGACAGGATTCGCCACGCCTCGCGCATTTTTGGAAGCAAAAGCATTACAAGGCGATAAATCGGACAACATTAGCGGTGTTGGTGGCATTGGTGCTGGCGGTGCGAAAGAGCTGCTGCATGAATGGGGAAGTGTCGCAACGATGGTACGCGGCATCAACGACGGCTCAATCGTGGTTAATAAAGGGCGTCATAAGACCGCCTTCAACAAACTAGCGAAGAATGCCTTCAACGAGAAAACAGGCTGTCGAATGCTCGAAGCGTTCAAGAGAAACATCACGCTAATGAACCTGATTGAGACGAAGTTTCCGCCTACCGAAATCGAAACAATCAAAGGCAATCGTGACGTGAAAGCATTCGAGCAACTGTGCTACGAGCTGAATTTCCGTTCGTTCCTTGAAGACCTTGAAGTGTTTGTTCTTCCATTCGAAAGGTATTGCTAATGCTTAAATCGATTATCAATGGCGCTACAACCACCCCTACCCAACTGGCAAAAGAGATTGTCTTTTATCACGGTGAATACGCTGTCATCGCACTGCCGTCAATTCTAGGCGCTGCCGGAATGAAAGCGACAGATCGCGAGTTTGGATTAGTCAGTGAGCAGGTCGTAAAAATCCTCGCTCGTGTATCCAGACTCCTTAACCATGATGCGATTTCATTCGACGAATCCGCCGCTTTAAAACGAATCAACGAAACAAAAGGAGCCTGATCATGGCAAAAGGAAAATCCGCACTGGCACTTGCTCTGAAAAAGAAAATCGGTAGCAACGACGAAATTCAGAAAGTAACTCATTGGATTGATACAGGCTTTCCACCGTTAAACAAAGCTATTTCTGGTCGTTACGATGGCGGCTTCCCATGTGGTCGTATCGTAGAAGTATTCGGGCCACCAAGCGCGGGGAAATGTGTTACCGCAGACACCATGCTGCTGACGGAGCGTGGAATGGTAACAGTGAAAGAGTTGTTTGAGATTGAAGGGTACAAAGCGACATGCACTACTCGCGATGTAGAGCATAACGTTGGACTCATCAATGAAAATGGCGTGATAGAGAAGACCTCACACCTGACATGGAACAACCGTCGCAAATTCAAGCGTATTAAGCTGGCATCAGGCGGTTATATCGAGGCTACGTTCCGTCACCCAATCCGTGTGGTTGACGACTTAGGTAATGTCGTCTGGCGACATGCTGAAAAAATCAGTGTAGGCGACACGATTCCTTCAATGGTTGGCACACATCAATTCGGCGATCAGCACCTGGATGCCAATATCGCAAAACTGATGGGCTATTTAATTGCTGACGGATACGTGGCCTCTGAAAATTCAGTGAATTTTTCTAACACAGATCCTTTCATCAAGGATGAGTACTACCGCCTCATTTCGCTGGTATCAGACAAGATGCCAGTTACGAGAAAACATAACGGCTCGGAAGACCATGTGCTGTTTAGCAAAGAGGTGCGTTCGCTGCTTTTTAAAGAATATGGTCTGGAGTATGAGAAAGCTGCTGGCAAGCAGGTTCCGTTGAGTGTGCGTCGCGCCAATAGCGAGGCTCAAATTGCATTCCTTCGCGGCTACTTTGAGCTGGAATGCCACGTCAATGATGGTCGCTGCATTGAGGTTGTGAGCGCGAGTGGGCTGCTGCTACAGCAAATTCGCCTCATGCTCCTGAATCTGGGGATTACGTCAACTATCTCTGAAAAACACGTCGCGGGTTATGAAAATACGTATTACCGGCTGTCATTCAGTGGCTCTAATTACGACCTTTTTCTGTCAACGATTGGTTTCGAATCTCCGGCACGTTTATCAGTGGCAACCAAACGGGACATTGGTTTTGACCGCACTTACTCAGGCTATGTTCCGCACATCAGCGGCTTAGTGAAATCACTCTACGAGTCGCTCACCAAGACCACCCGTGAAGACTACGCTCTGGTAGACCACGTTATTGGCCGCGGCGATCGTGTCGGAATAGACAAACTGCGAGAAATCTATGCCTCCTTCATTGGCAGAAAGAATCGTTTTAACGAGCATCTGTTTGCACAATTGGCAGCGGTAATTGGCTCTAACTTGTTCTACGACGAAGTCGTGGCTATTGAGGAAGGTGAAGCACCAACGTTCGACGTAGCGATGCCGGAAACACACTCTTTCTGGTCTAACGGGATTATCAGCCACAACACATTCCTTGCAACAGCAGCGATGATCTCCGCTCAAAAACAAGATGGTCTGGCGGTATTCCTCGATCATGAAAACAGTTTTGACGTTGGCCTGGCTGTAGCCAATGGCCTGAACGCAGATGAGGATGACGGTCAGTGGGTATACAAGCAGCCTGACACCTTCGAAGACTCTGTAGAGTTGATCGGCACAATACTTAAATTGGTACGTGATGAAGAGCTTATCCCTGAATCAGCACCTATCTGTATCGTGGCTGACTCTCTTGCGTCTATGGTTCCGAACTCCAAAGCCGAGAAGTTCGAAAAGATGGCTGAAGGCACTGCCAAAGACAAAGATCAGCTAAACATGAACGACAATACGGCACTGGCTCGTGCGACAAGTGCGAACTTCCCTACTCTGGCTTTGTGGGCACGCAAATACAACGCCTGCATCATCTTCTTGAATCAGGTTCGCACAAAAATCGGTGTAATGTTTGGCGACCCTACTACGTCGCCAGGTGGAGATTCACCGAAGTTCTACGCTTCTGTGCGTATCCGTCTTGGTGCATCGGTGATGAAGGATGGTAAAGAGAAGATCGGCCAGGACGTAGGCGCAGAATGCATCAAAAACAAAGTTGCACCACCGTATGGCAAATGCACCTGGAAATTCTACTTCGATCCTACTCGTGGCCTCGACGTTATCGAATCGCTCGTCGAGTACATGCTGGAAGAAGGATACCTGCCAAAGAACGCCAGCGGGCGAGTTGAAATTGGTGACAAGAAATACACCAAATCGCAGATCGTCGAGATGTATCGGGAGAAGCCACTGGCTGAAATCATTGCTGCGTTACAGGCGATAGATGACCGACGAGAGAAGACATCACCAACAGAAGAACTAGAAGATTAATTATCAGGCGTCCAAACGGACGCCTTTATTGTATGTTGAAAATGTATAAGTACTTACTTATCATTAACACACGATAACCACATAGGAAAACACATGATCAAACTCTATCTTATGGCAGTAGTTACAGGTCTATCTGTAGTTTTCATCTACTGTTTGCTGGTTCCGTCGCTGATCTCTGCTAAAAGCGACATTGCCGTAATGCTTGGAATCATCGTTGCTTTTGGTGCTCCTGTGATCGGGTTTATTGCAGGTCGTAAGTTTCTAAAGTCACTCATCAATTCGAAGGAGAAGTAAGTAATGAAGAAAGGTTTACTTGCAGTTGCTCTGGCGGCTATTTGCACAATGGGTCTTACTGGCTGTGATCGCGTGGAGCCTGGATACGTTGGCATCAAAGTAAACAAATTAGGTGAAGACAAAGGGATTGGTGAAGTGGTTGGCGTTGGTCGCCAATGGACAGGTCTTAACACCGAACTTTACGTATTCCCGACCTTCAAACAAATGAAGACCTACGACGAGCCGTTCACATTCCAGATGAGTGACGGTACTGCTATTGGTCACAAAATTGGCGTTGCGTATCTGGTTAATCGTGACAAGGTAACGACGGTGTTCCAGACCTATCGCAAAGGCGTAGACGATATCACCGAATCAGATCTGCGTCAGAAAATTGCCGACTCTCTAAACCGTTTGGCCAGCCGTATGACCACTGACTCATTTATCGACGGTGGTAAGGCACAATTGCTGGACAACGCACTGAAAGATATTCAGAAAGAGATGTCTCCGGTTGGTATTGAGGTACTGAGCCTGTCATGGGTTGGAAAGCCTGATTACCCAAAAACTGTCATTGAATCTATTAACGCCAAAGTAACGGCTAACCAGCGTACTCTGCAACGTCAGCAGGAAGTTGAACAACGTAAAGCTGAGGCGAATATGCTACGTGAACAGGCTAATGGTGAAGCTGATGCTATCCGTGCTCGTGCGCAAGCAGAAGCAGACGCCATTCGTCTGCGCGGTGAAGCTCTGCGTCAAAACCCGAACGTTATGGAACTGGAAGCCATCAATAAATGGAATGGCCAGTTACCGCAGTACATGACTCAAGGGGCTAACACTCCTTTCATTACAGTGAAATAACTCCCCTAAAAAGTTCAGGCGTCCAGTTGGACGCCTTTTTTATCGCAATTATCTTATTAAGAAAACAATTTGTTTAAAAGGATAAGAAAACATGACAGCTATTAAGAAACTCTACGATGCCGCAAACGTGGCTCTGGATGTTATTGATGATGAAGTAGCAAAAGGCTTTCCTGAACCTGATTGGGCGCATCAGCTACGAAACGCTATCGCAGAAATGACCCCACCAGATCCAACCCCCGACGAGACAGACTGGCAGCGATTCATCCGTATGTACGCTCAGGAAATAGGTCCAACGCCAACGGCAGAGCAGGCAATGCTGCTGAAATACTTCAAAGAGGCGGGAGAGGATTTACCAATTGATGACTCAGCATATTGGTTCCACTGCGCATGGCGTAAGTATGACGTGATATTCACACAAGGCATGGGAAGCAAAGATATGGTTGTGTGGCATCTACTCCATATAGACACAGCCGTTGACAGAGTTATTGAACAGTTTTTCCCTAAACAAGAAGATTGATCGCCTATTCATAACTAACAAAATAAGTAAACACTAACCACAAAAGGAAAAACACATGAGAGTTTTAGTTCGAATCGTTACCAGCACTGTCTATGACGTGTTTCCGCTTTTTATGGTCAAAGCCGATGGCCTTAACGACGAAGAAACTGACGCGCTGATCCAGCGTATTCTCGTTGAATATACAGGTCATGACGCTGATTCAGTGATGGTTGATGATGATGGTGTTTGTTGGCATAACGGCAACTGTTGGTACGTAGAAGAGACTCAACAAATCAGTGATGAAGATGCCGAACATCTTGAGCGTATTTTAAGCATCAGCACTTTTGAGTGAGTTTACAGTAAAATTTATATAAGTTAGTATCTACCTATCATGAAGATTTTTATTGAATACTTGTTACTCATCGTTTCAATAGCTTTTGTCATCGACTGCATTTTCACTGGTGTCATTCGTAAAGTCTTTTCCCCGGTGCACGACGTAGTCATAAACGCTTTGGCTATCGTGCTCGTATTTAATTCAGCATTTGATGTAATCAAAGAGGTGGCAGCATGAAGGCCATCCCATTCGCGCTGTTGTTCCTTTCTTCGATCGTTGTGGCCGACACCACTGTTTATCAGTGTGAAATGTCTGTAGCCGACGTTAAGAATGGCGCTCTTACCGACGTCATAAAAGCACCATATGGAGCGATGGTCGTAGACAGCGGCGACCAGTTCTATGTTGTGCGTGACGATCGAGTGTTGTCATCCCCATATCTCACAAATCGTAATGGCAAATTAACCGGCGTCGGAGAAGACCACTTCGTATACAACAAATACAAGGGCTTCTATGGCGTTCACGCTTCTCAGCAAAGCTACCTTTTCGATGACTGCAAGGAGGTTGGATAATGGCATTAACACTGGCAGGTCTGGAAATCGAGAAAACAAGCGGCTACTGGCGTGCTAAGGGTTTCAAGCAGCCTGGCATTCTTGAGCGTCTGGAACGTGAAGATGGGTATATCGTCCACCAGCGGCGTGAATGGCGTATGTACGATCCAGAAACAGGAAAACTGACTACAAAAGCCGGAACACTTTGGGGTCTGTTGAAGAAAATACACTAATAGCACCAACCACTGCGGTGAGTAGTCTGCTCACCGCATTCGTATCCAGCTCATTATCCACTGTAGTCAGTAACAAAACCTTCCTACATATCTGCTAACCACTGTAGCGAGTAGACAGCCTTTCATTCGCATCAAACAACCACTATGGTGAGTATTGGAGTGAGATGTCCAGCGGGTATCCACTATGGTGAGTAAGCCTTTGCTGTTTTCAGTAGATATCCACTCGCCACAGTGGATACGCTCAAAGATGAGGGCGACAACAACCACTATAGACAGTAAATTTTCCAAGATACCCAGTGACCACTAACCTCGCAGCCCTTGTTTCATCAGTGTTAGTGATCACTAACATTTAATTCAGTATTTGCATTCTACTGCCTACAGTGGTTATCAACAGATAACGATACTCACTATAGTGGATAGCGAATTACAGATATAAGTAAGGCTCACTACAGTGGATAGTGAGCCTTACTACTAACTACAGTGGTTGGGCTATTTGCGAGTCTTTGCCTTGCGCAACTCTTCGAGAAGCGCCAGTTCTTCTTTACTCAACATGACCATTTTGCCTTCTTTTTCGTCAGGCACAACGTCGATAATGTCATCTTGATTCTCATCTGGGAGGCTATATTCCGTCTCATCATTATCGATTTTTGTTGATATTTGTGCCTGGCGTAACTTTGGCCGCCTATAGTGGATGACGAAGTAGACCGAGTTTCCGCGCTTAACTTCCGTGTAATCGAGATATCCTATCTCTCGCAGCTGTTCCATAGCCTTTCTTACCGTCGCATTCTGAGTAATAGTGCGACTTGTCAGATTAAGTCTGGCGCGTAAACGGGCTAGTGATATTGGTGCCGGATCAGGCGGCAAACTTTCAATAAAAGTATAAAGCGCCTGAGCGGATTCTTTTCTTGAGAGTTCGTTTATAGCCCGGAGTTGCAGAAGAACCTTTTTGTCGAACTGGTAGAGTTCGAAAATCTTGGGATCTGCTTTCAGTTCGACCGTATCGTGCTTGACACTATATTTTGCCGTTTGCACAAGATGCGTTACGTAAAACTCATCAGAGCCTTTGCTACGGAACGAGATGGTATTTGTGGCAATACGGCTTAGCGAACTGTCCAGGCGTTTGCGTAACTTCGCTGATGACCTGGCGGTCGGAATGCCACACAGCCTTACAAACTCAACGAACGGCAACGTGACAGTATCGCCAACGACCTTATGTTTGGCAAACGCGTGGATTATTCCCACCCACGTTTTAAAGTCGTTATCCATATCAAGCCGAAGGCCAGAGATCCTTATGTCTTCGTACCCTTCGGCTTTTGCCAGAGACAGCTGTTTGAGTTCAGCAGAGGCATCCATAGAGACCATTTGCCCCTTTCTTCCTCTGGATGTCGATTTCAGCGTCGGAACGAAGAGGCCCAGACGCATCAAAGCAACAGGCTGAACAGTGTTATTAGTGTTAGGAACCAACGTAACAACTTCGCCTGTCTTTTTATCTGTTTCTGAAAATGCTTCAACGATCGCTATGTTTTTATTGCCGTTTTCGCTCATTCCAAATGTCTCTTGTTATTCGACGGCTTTGGTGGCCTTTGCTGATTACAGTGGATAGTAGCACTCATCACAGCGGTTATCCTACCGTCTATAGTGGTTTTTCTCCTCTCTATAGTGGTTGCTTTGCTCCCTATAGTGGATTATTCGCTCTCTATAGTGGATATCGATCATGTCTGAAGGCAGATGGCGCAACGGTTTGAGGTGGGCGGGGATCTTATTGGGTCTTTATGGGTCTCTTTGGTTCTCTTTGTGATCTGAATTACTGGATCGGGCCTGTGGATAAAATCAGAGGATTTCAAGAACAGGTAACTCTACTCTTCTGTGGATATTTAAGGACATAAGAATCATGACTAAGAGTAGAGTTTAAAATATATCTATGTATATCAGTATGTTAATGAAGAATTAAGTCATTAAGTTATCCATAAAAGACAATGTGCTCTACTCTCTACAGTGGATATATACAGCTCTCCAGAGTGGTTGTTTTACTCTTCATAGCGGTTATTCAGCTCTCTACAGAGGTTTCTTTGCTCTCCATAGTGGATGGCAACACCCTTTCAGACCAGTAACCGCAACGGCTAGAGGCGATCGGGGATCTCTTTGGATCTTCTATTTGATCTTACTTGGGATCTCTTATTTGGATCTATCCAGTGGATAACTGGGATAAGTAAAACAGGCAAATGCAGATTAAGGTATGCCTAATGAGTTATCGTAGCATCGGCCAATAACTACTGAAAAAACGATTATGGATCTAAAACGCACGCGCTGGGTTCGTCGTCTTGAGGACGGCTCCTACACTATCGAATCAAATTCCAACCTGAATAAGCAGAAGTTACTTTGTGATATCTGCGGTATAGCGGCGAAGTGCCCGATCTACGAAACCAGAATTAAACTTGATAAGGCTGGTGTGAACTTTCATTTGAATAGTTGTATCAGGTACGTTCCATTGCTCGCATTTCGTAAACCGATCATCGGATTGGATGCGCCCTACTTCAACACACTCCGTTCAGGAGTAACGTGGCGAGATCGTTTAACACCAGACAAACTGATTTGCCTTGTATCCGCAGATACAGGAAAAATCATTCGTTTTGGGAAAGTAGACAAGGTTTACTCAGGCCCAGTTGACGAGATGTTGCGGAAACACAGCCGGTTTAATCACCTCTGCATGGGTGGTGAGAAAATCGAGAAGGTTGAAGAAGTGATCCGCAAATCCTACGGACACTTCCTGACCAAAGATAGCCTGCTCACTGCAATCTACATCAGACATGTAAAACGTGAGTTCGACCTTGAATACCATAGCGAAGAAGAACTGAACCTTGTCGATCCACGTCCTAAAGCTGGCGTCATAAGCATAAATGCAGCGCGTAAAAAGCCCACTGACGCGCTGTAACCCTCCAGATCGTATATTGGCGTAGATAGAATCTACGCCCCCTCAAAATAGCTCTCATAGCGTTCTACAGTGATCCTGTCTTATTTTTAGTCATACAGACAAGCAAAGTTGCGCCACGATAAATAGGTATATACTTACTTATAAATTTTGTATATTAAGGCGCTCGTTTCATTCCTAACATACCGTTATGCATAGTTGTTTACCTTCTCATTGCTCTTAGAATTTGTATCAAAATAATCACAAAGGAAAAACACATGACTTTGCCATACGGCGTCATTTCTGACTGCCACTACCACAAATGGGATGCGTTCTCCACGACGAACGCTGAGGGGCTTAACTCCAGACTTGAAATACAGTTGGAAGCAACGAAAGAAGCAGCCATCGCCATGAAGAAGGCCGGTTGTAAGTACATGTTGGTTGCCGGTGATACATTTCACGTCCGAGGAACTGTGTCACCTTCTGTTTTGCATTACGTAACTGAAACGTACAAGTGGATTATCAACGAGCTTGATCTGACAGTAGTAATGCTGGCCGGTAATCACGATCTTGAAACCAACGATTCAGTATATAGCGCCAACGCAGCAGCATCGCTGAGTTCTATCGGCGTGGTAATCGTATGTGGCAAGCGCCCACACTCAATAAAAATTGGTGATGTGACTGTCCACCTGATTAGCTGGCGTAACAATCATGCGGAGCTTATCAGCGATCTGAAAGCATTACGTAAGAGCGTAGAAGGTGATAATCATGACGTTGTTATCCATACATCCATTAACAAAGCCATTCCAACAATGCCTGACGTCGGTATCGATGCGCAGGAGTTAAAGGATATCGGCTTTCGTCTCGTGCTTAGTGGGCATTACCACAACCACAAAGAGGTCATTCCTGGAGTTATCAGTGTCGGTGCACTGACTCATCAAAATTGGGGAGATGTTGGATCTCTGGCTGGCTACATGATCGTAAACCCGGACGGCAGTTTCAGTCACTACGAAACCAGTGCGCCTAAATTCATTAACCTGGAAGATGATGTTGCTGATGACCAAATTCGCGGCAACTACGTGCGTTTCCGCGCCGTAATTGAGAACGATGAAGAAGGCATTAAGTACCAGAACATCCTCAAAACAATGGGTGCAAAAGGTGTCGTGTGCAACTTCATCCGTAAGTCATCAATGATGGAAGGGACAGCCAGCACAACTGAAACCAGCAAAATCGATAGCCTGGGAGAGTCGGTATCTGCTTATTGCAAGATTGTCCACGATACTGACGGCGGATTTGATCTGAGCAAATTGGATATTTTGTGTCAGGAAATCCTCACCGAAGCGGAGAGTTCGGAGGCTGTGTGAAGCAAAGTCGTTATGGGAGCTTTCGAGACTTTGCCATCACGATGAAAAGACTTGAACGAGGCCAGACGGTGATGTTTCACAAGCCCTACCCGCCACAAGGAAATCCCGTAGCGTTTTATCTTGGAAGGTTAACAAGAAAAGGCGTATTGAGGCGCAGATCCTTCCCGGCGCATACGGAGTTCAGATTGAAAGAAGGCCAAAAGCTAACACGCGGTATCAGAGGTGTTATATGAAGTTTTTAAAGCTCCAGGTTGAGAATTTTATGGCTATCGCCAGCGCGGAGGTCGAGTTAGATCAGCGTGGTTTAGTGCTTATTCAGGGTGTTAATAGTGATGATAGTTCCGCATCAAGTAATGGCTCTGGAAAGTCAACTCTAATGAATAGCCTGATGTGGTGTCTTTATGGCGAAACAGCTCATGGTGTGAAGGGTGACGATGTGTTGTCTACCGACCATGAAAAGAACTGTCGTGTTGCAGTAACCATCGAGGATGAAGGCAAGAGATACGCAATCATTCGTCACCGTAAACACAAAGAGTTCAAAAATCGTCTTATCGTTCGTGGTGAAGATGGCGATATGACGAAAGGCAAAGATGCGCTGACGCAGGAGTTCGTCGAGCGTCTGATCGGTGCATCTAAAGAGGTTTTCATGGCTTCCATCTATGCGAGCCAAGAAGCTATGCCAGATTTACCTGGAATGTCCGACAAAAACCTCAAAACCATCGTAGAAGAAGCCGCTGGCGTTGACAGACTGACACGCGCCTACGCTATTGCTCGTGAGCGAGCTAATGCAGCTGCCGCACGTATGGATGTGGTTAAAACCAAATTGGAGTCGACAATCTCGACCATTGAGGCAACACAGTCAGAAATTGAGTCAGCGAAAGCCTCCTCTGAATCATGGGAGCAAGAGCGTTCTAAACGTTATGACGATGCCCTGGCTGGGCTGGCCAGTGCCGAAGTTGAGTTAACGGAAGTTGAACTTGAGATCCGCACTCTTCCCGAACAGATACGTGATACCGAGAAGGCAATCGAAAGTGAGCGCAAAAAGTTAGCCTCAAAAGAAGAACATGACGCCAAGTTGCTCAAAGTTCGTGGTGCGATAACTGATATTCGGGCAAGCATCAAAGCTACAGAAAATAGTCAGGCTGATGCAATGAACCGCGCGCGTAATTTTAAGACCAAAGCAGAAGAGGTTGGTACTAAAGTGGGATCACCATGCCCTACTTGTGGCAAAGCCTACTGCGAAGAAGATCTATCAACGGTGAAGGAGAGTTTCATTGAACAAGCACGTCAGGAAATTGGTCAGGCGAAGACACTTGCAGAGGCAATGGCTAAACACAAAACGAATCTTGAGAAAGCGTTAAGCATTGAGTCTACCCTTGTTAAAACGACACCTGATGTAACGGCTATCATTGCCCGGATTGAAGAGCTTACGAAACAACTCTCATCTTTGCGTCATCGTGAGAAGGAGGTTGTTGCTATTGAGTCTCTTGTGACTCGTGCTCGTACTGAGGTCGATCGTATATCAAAAGAGATTAATCCGTTTATTGCTCTTATCGCCAGACACGAAGATAACTTGGTATCCAGTAAGTCTACCTTCAAGTCCTTAAAAGATGAGTTGAAGGCTATTCAGGAACAAACGTTGCTATTGGAAAAAGCTCGTCAGGTCTACTCTCCTGCCGGGGTGCGTTCTCATATTTTGACGTCTGTTACGCCTTTCCTGAATACACGCACTGCCGAGTATCTCAATACGTTGTCTGACGGGAATATTACTGCTGAGTGGTCGACGATGGATGTCACTAAAAAAGGTGAGTATCGCGACAAATTCAACATTAGTGTGCAGAAGAAAGGTTCAAGTAAGTCGTTCCAGACCCTCTCTGGTGGTGAGAAGCGGAAGGTTCGCATTGCGTGTTCTTTGGCATTGCAGGATCTGGTTAGTAACCGGGCGAGTAAAAACATCGATTTGTTTATCGGCGACGAAATTGACGATGCACTCGATACAGCCGGTCTTGAACGCCTCATGGGTATTCTGGAGTCCAAAGCTCGCGAGCGAGGTACTGTGCTGATTATCTCCCATAAAGAGATGAAGTCATGGTTCCGGGAAACTATTACGCTGGAAGTTAAAGAGGGGCGCAGCTATGTCGTTTAAATTAAGCCGCTCGCAGTTTTTGCAGGTATTTGCAGTGATGCAGTCGATAAAACTGATCAATGGGCATACTTCCAATGGTGCGGCTCCACGTATTCTGTGGGGCAGCAACAATATTGACGGAGTACAATTCGCCGCGTTGCTTGGTCTAATATCCGAGACGCCATTGATGCAAAGTTTGAAATCACTACCACCTGGATGTATTGCGCCGATCCTGATTAATCCTTTTGTTGAGGGGGGATATCTTCCCAACGTCGGGCCTGGGTTTATTGCATCCCATGAAACTGAAGATCTTAACATTAATAGCGAAGGGTTCTTTGGGGGAATGGGTGCGCATCACTGTATGGCTTTCACGAACCTTATTCGACTTGCCAATAAGCGGGTGGATAGTTTGGCATCGCCAGGTGATGCTTTTACTGGTTTCCTTATCCAAAGGAGGGATAAAAAGTACAGTGCGGACAAACTACAGTTTGTTGGTAAGTATGGAGAAATGGTAGAAATCGAACTTCAGCTCCCTCATGTTTTAGCAAACGATAGTGCAGACAGTCGGAGGCTATTGGGCATCATGCGTCATTTCATAGCAAGTGGTGTTAAACATGCCGCAGATAAACGTGTCACGCAGGAAAATGAGTATTCAGACTTTGCAAACTATCCCCAACCAACGTTGCAAACGGCAATAGTAGCCAATTCGTTGGAGGCGAGATTATTGGAAAACCCTATATGGGGAACATGGTAAGGAGACTATATGAGTAAAAAAATCAGCGTAGTTGGTGTTGATCCCTCAATGAGCAACTTTGGGCTTGCTGTGGGCACTTTAGACCTTGAGACGGACGAACTTGAGATTCACGGCCTTACTCTTGTTGAGACTAAAGCGGGGAGTAACAAAAAGACCGTTCGTGTGAACAGTGACGATCTGCGCCGCGCCAGTGAAATATGGCGTGTTGCGAAGCCAATCATTGATAAGGCAAATATGGTTTTTTGTGAGCTACCGGTTGGGAGCCAAAACTCTCGTTCGCAGACGTCTTACGGTATTTGTATCGGTGTACTTGCGTGTGTGGATAAGCCATTGATCCAGGTTACTCCAAACGAAATCAAGCATTTTGTAGGCAATAAACTTACTACATCGAAAGAAGAGATTATCCAGTGGGCTACGAAAAAACACCCTAAAGCACCGTGGCTGCGTCGTAAGCAATCTGGACAGGATGTTCTCGTGAACAAAAACGAACATTTGGCTGATGCGGTGGCTGCCATCCATACCGGTATGCAAACAGATCAGTTCCGCCAGGTGCGCGATGTTCTTAAGTCTCTCATTTGATTTCATTGATAGGTAAGTGCTTATCTATTAACATGGGCCACTATATTTAGTGGCCCTCTTTATTTGGTGATACATGATAAGCATCGTAAAACGTAACGGCCAAACAGAGCCGTTATCCGAAGAAAAATACAACCGCGTCGTAATGTATGGCGTAGAAGGCATTCGTGGTGTAAGCGCATCCGCTGTAGCAATGGGAGCTGCGGCCAGCATTTTTGATGGGATTACCACCAGCCAGTTGCATGAGGCTTTGGTTAAATCTGCCGCTGATTTGATCTCACCAGAAGCACCAAATTACTCACAGGTGGCTGCCCGCCTGAACATTTTTAAAATCCGCAAAGATGCCTTCGGTCGTTACGACTATCCGAACTTCTACCAACACATTGTCAAGAACGTTAACAAGGGCGTTTATGACAAGGATTTGCTGACACATTATTCGTTTGAAGAGATCGAAGAACTCGGCAATTACATTAAGCCTAAACGTGACGATCTTTTTGGCTATGCAGCTACGGTGCAGTTGCAAAGCAAATACCTCGTTCAAAACCGTGTTACTGGTGAGATTCACGAAGGCCCGCAACATATCTATATGCTGGTGGGCATGTGTCTGTTCCAGAATTGGGAAGACGACTGCGCGGGCAAAACACGTATGGAGATGGTCAAAGGTTTCTATGACGTTACAAGTACGTTCAAACTGTCTCTGCCCACACCAATCATGGCTGGCGTCCGTACTCCAACCCGTCAGTTCTCCAGTTGTGTGCTGATTGAGTCTGGCGATAGTCTGAAAGGGATTAGTGCAGCTTCAGCCGCAATTATCGACTACGTTTCACGTCGTGCTGGAATTGGTATTGGTTTTGGCCGTATCCGTGCGCTGGGCAGCGAGATCCGCAATGGTGAAGCCACCCATACCGGAGTTATTCCATTCCTGAAGCATTTCCAGACGGCTGTTAAATCTTGTTCGCAAGGTGGTGTTCGTGGTGGCGCAGCAACAGCGTTTTACCCGATTTGGCATCTTGAGGTTGAAAGTCTGCTGGTGGTGAAAAATAACCGTGGTATTGATGAAAACCGCGTTCGCCATCTTGATTACGGCGTCATGAGTAACCGTCTAATGTACCGTCGACTCGTCAGAAGCGAGAACATCACTCTGTTCAGCCCGCATGATGTGCCTGATATGTACGAAGCCTTCTTCACAGACCAGGATCTGTTTGAAAAGCTGTACCATAAATACGAAGCCGATGATTCAATTCGCAAGAAGTCAGTACCTGCCATTGAGCTGTTCTCATCTCTGATGCAGGAACGAGCGTCCACGGGCCGAATTTATATTGCGAACGTCGATCATATTAACGAGCATGGCGCTTTCATTCCTGCTCTTGCACCTGTTCGCCAGTCAAACCTGTGCATGGAGATCACTCTACCCACCCGTCCACTGGCATTTACCGACGACCCGAACGGTGAGATCGCGCTATGCACTTTATCCGCTTTTAACCTCGGAGCCATCCGTTCACTGGAGTCTCTTAAAGAGGTGGCGTTCTATGCCGTTGCTGCACTGGATTCGTTACTGGATTATCAAGACTATCCGATGGAGGCAGCCGAAGTGCCTGCCAAAGCTCGTCGTAGCCTGGGAATTGGTGTAACCAACTTTGCTTATTACCTGGCAAAGAATGGCGTTCGTTATTCTGATACCGCTGGCAATAAACTGGTGCATGAAACGTTCGAAGCTATCCAGTATTACCTTCTTGACGCCAGCTGCCGACTTGCTGAAGCAAAAGGTGAGTGTGACTGGTTTGAGCAGACCAAATACGCAATTGGTCAGTTGCCGATCGACCATTACCGTTCTTCATTAGACGAAAGTGGCGAAACCAACTTTGAGTTAAAGATGCCGTGGGAAGAACTGCGTGAACGTATTGCAAAATACGGTCTTCGCAACTCCACACTGACGGCACAAATGCCATGCGAGACTTCCAGCCAGATCACTAACTCCACCAACGGCATCGAACCGCCTCGTGGACCGGTGTCTGTGAAATCTTCTAAGGACGGCATCGTTAAGATGGTCGTGCCTGAGTTTGAAAAACTGAAGGAACAGTATGAATACCTGTGGGATATGCCGGACAACCGCGGCTATCTGACAAAGGTGGCGATCATCCAGAAGTTCTTTGACCAGGCTATTTCAGCCAATACCAACTATGACCCTTCTCGCTTTGAAGGCGATAAAGTCCCAATGATGACGCTACTGTCAGATTTGCTTCTCGCCTACAAGATGGGAGTTAAAACGCTTTACTACCACAACACCAGAGATGGGGCAGGAAAGCGTGATGACGACGAAGCGCAGAATCCACTTACGCAAGCTGTAGCCGTCGAGCCAGAAGATGAGTGCGACGGAGCCTGCAAAATCTGACATATGGTGGGGTATATCCCCACCTTATCTTTGATTTGTAAGCCTTGTTTAAACACATAAGATAACAACTTGTTTAAACACATCAAAAAAGGAAAAACACATGTCATATTCAACGTTCCGTTTGGGTGCTAATGATGCAACCAAAGAGCCTATGTTCCTCGGACAATCTGTCAACGTGGCTCGTTACGATCAACAAAAATACCGTGATTTTGAAAAGTTGATTGAACGTCAATTGTCTTTCTTCTGGCGGCCGGAAGAAGTTGATATTTCGAGCGATCGCATCGACTTCAATACGAAGCTGCGGGACCACGAACGCCACATTTTCCTGAGTAATCTCCGTTATCAAACGTTGCTCGATTCAGTTCAGGGACGTAGCCCAAACGCAACTCTGCTGCCGCTTATCTCTATTCCTGAACTGGAAACGTGGGTTGAAACGTGGTCTTTCTCTGAGACTATCCATAGCCGCAGCTACACCCACATTATTCGTGGCATGGTGGACGATCCGAGTATTGTTTTTGACGGTATTGTTACGGATGAAGAAATCATCAACCGAGCGATCAGTATCTCTGCTGAATATGACAGGCTTTATGGGATGACCTGCGAGCGCCAGTCGTTAGGTGAGAAAGAGTTTGAACGTCTGTACGTAAATGAATATGGCTGGGAGCCATACCCTTTGCACCGTCAGCTTTTCCGCACGTTGGTGTCCATTAATGCGCTTGAGGCGATCCGTTTCTATGTAAGTTTTGCATGTACGTTTGCCTTTGGCGAACGGAAGTTGCTTGAGGGTAACACCAAAATTATGCGCTTTATTGCCCGTGATGAAGCTCTGCATTGCGAAGGAACTGAACGCATGATCCGCTTCATGCGTACCGGTCGCGAAGGTTTATTGTGGAAAGAGATTGCTGCTGATGAAGAAAACGTCATTTACGACACCATGAAATCAGTCGCCGAACAAGAAATGAACTGGGCAGACTATCTCTTCAAAGACGGTTCGATGATTGGTTTAAACGCGGATATTCTGAAGACCTATGTAAAATACCGCACCAATCTGGCTATGAATCGTCTTGGCCTGAAGGCTTTATTTCCAGAAGTTACCACAGATCCGCTGGTCTGGATGAACAAGTGGTTGTTAACCGACACACTGCAAATTGCACCACAAGAGGCAGAGCAAAGCACATATCTGGTAGGTCAGATCGATTCTACCGTGGACAAGGCTTCTCTAAGCCAGTTTGCAGACCTGTAAACCGATACAAAGCATTATGTGGCCTGGCAACGCTGGGCCACAATGGATCACAAGAATTAAGAAGGAACAAAACTAGCATGAACTTTACCAAACTGACTGACCACCTGAAACTTGCCACCGATCGTCTCATTGGATTTAAGCCAGAACCATATGAGTTGCATGAAGGTCATGGTGTAGCTACTGAAAGTATTTACAAGATGGTCGATCAGTTTCATGAACTCTTCCAGCATCCGAGACGCGTTATGCCGACACCAGAGCTGCTTCGTCTCCGTGCAAGCCTGATTCATGAAGAAGCTGTAGTGGAAGGTATTCCAGCCGCAATGAATGGGGATATTGAGCAACTGCTGGATGCAATGGCCGACTTTTTATACGTTGGTGTTGGTACGATGGTCGCCATCAAAGGTGGTATTTCTACCGGCATGACCTATTACACGCAGGAACAGAGCATTGATCGCTTTATGCAGACAATTTTTGTGCCCGGTAACACTGTTTTCGATGATATGGCAATGCCATTTCAGGAAGCTCGTGAGGCGTCATGTATGCTCGAAGAGCTGGCAGATAAACTTGAGAAGAAGACTGTTAAGGATTCTGAGCTGATTCAGGAACTGCGCCGTGTAATGAACAAAATCTATGTGGCGTGCATGATGACTTATCGACTGGCTGATTTCCTCGGTATCAATGTCGTCGAGCTGGTTGGCGAAATTCATCGGTCTAACATGACAAAATTATGGCCTGCTGATGTAGAGGAACGTCGCCAGGCTGTGGCCAACTGCAAATACGACTCTTCAGACCTGGGATTTCGCCATGCTGATGGTACCGATAAGATGATCGGTTTTCGAATTTCCGATGGAAAGATTCTGAAGTCTCCAACCTATAGTGATGTCGATTTATCCTCCTTTGTTGAGCAAGCTAAAGCCTCAGCAATGTACGGAATGATCAAAAAATAATTGTAGGTAGTTATCTATCTGTGTATATTTAACATGCGTAATAAAACTCTGGAATGACTATTCGTTTTGGTGGCCTATGGCCACCATTTTTTTATCTGTCTGGTCTTGTTCTCTCAATGAATGTAAACTCACACGATGAATAAGTAATTACTTATCTTTGTGAGGTTTTTGTGTCACTCCTTTTGAATCGAGAGCATACGAACGGTCAGGTAACAAACGCATCGTATGCAAAAGTTATTGAGACGGTGCTTAAAAGCGGCGTGCAGGCTGATGATCGCACAGGCACTGGTACTTTAAGCACCTGCTACGTTCCCTCTTACTACATGCTTACTGGTGGGACTGTGCCGCTTATTTCTGGAAAGGCGGTAAATCTTAAGCCACTACTTGTCGAACTTGAGTGGTATCTGAAAGGCACGGGCAACATCCAATTTCTCAAGGATAACGGCGTTAAGATTTGGGATGCATGGGCCGATGAGAATGGCGATTTGGGGCCGGTTTACGGTAAGCAGTGGCGTCGATGGGAAGATACCCGCATCGTGAGCCATAGTGAATATCTGAGCAAGATCGCTACTTTCCGTGAACGCGGGTACAAAGTCGAGGGATACCTGGGTATCAGTGAAGATCGCGTAGTGCTGTCCCGTGAAATCGATCAGCTACAGCGTATTGTCGATACACTGCGCACGAACCCTACCGATCGTCGCATCATGCTTAACGCATGGAACGTAGGCGAGCTTGAGGATATGAAACTGCCACCTTGCCACTTTGTCTTCTCTTTGTGGAGTCGTGAGCTGGATTTTGAAACCCGTTTAACGATGGCAACTGACATTGGTCTTCAACACAGTCGCCTCGGTTACGAGTCTATCTACACCAAGATGCTATACGATCTGGAGATGGACGGCAGTGTTACTGAAGCTGAACTGGATGAACTTGGAATCCCCAAACGCATCCTCAACTCCTGCCTCGTACAGCGTAGCGTAGACACTTTTGTTGGTATGCCATTCAATATTGCTGGCTATGGCATTCTCACTCATTTTCTCGCGAAGATTACGGGTCACATGGCCGGTGCATTTGTGCATTTTGGCTTTGACGTGCATTTGTACAACAACCACATGGAAGGTGTGTGTGAGCTAATGAAACGACAGGCTCCAGAGCATTCAGATCCGGTCGTTATTTTCCCTCATGAATGGTCAGAGTTGGATGATTTCAAATGGGACGAGGTTTTAATTCTTGGCTATGACCCTCTACCGTGGATCAAGGTTCCAGTGGCGGTGTGATATGGCAAGAGGTATGTATGTCTTATGCGAAATTGAAGGTGTGCTGGCAAATGCCAGCCATCGTAAATCAGTATCTGACGCGGATGCAGGCCAGCTCATTGCCGGTGATGAACTCATTTTCCCCACCAGCCGTATGTTGCGTGGTTTTGCTCGCTCAGGGGCTGAAGTGGTGCTTATCAGTAGCCGCTCTGAAACTCTTGAAGCGCCAACTAAACGATGGCTGAAAGATTTTGGCGTTGATTATGACTGGCTTCATCTTGTACCGAATGGCACCAGTTATGAGAAGCATATTAAGCGCACATTAGCGGAGCATAAAGGCGATCTGCTTATCGCTGCGCTGGTGCACGATCCTCGACTCCGTGCCGCTTTAGCCGACTCTCACCATCGACCGGTCATCTATGAGGTGAGCAAATGAAGATGATCGCTGCTGTTGGCCGTAACTATGAGATCGGCATAGCGAATGAACTCCCCTGGCGTTGTTCTACCGATCTGAAGCTATTTAAGAGACTCACCAAAAACGCCACTGTCGTTATGGGGCGTAAAACGATGGAAAGTCTCAAACGCCCTCTTCCAGAGCGTCATAACCTCGTTTTGACGCGCTCTCATGGCTTTGTACCAAATGGATTCTACCCTGCTGGTGTGGATGATGTGTTGCGATTACCAGAGCCTGTGTGGGTGATTGGCGGGGAACAAATTTACTCGCTATTCATGCCGCATGTTGAAGAGATTTGGCTCTCCCACATCGGCGTTGATGTGCCAAACGCCGATGCATTCTTCCCGGCAAGCATGATGCGTAATTTAGGCTTTGTGCCTGTTGAAACAGTTTTTACCCAACGAGCCAGCGAGGAAGAGCCTGGCTTTTCGCAGATCGTATACAGAAGGTCGTAATGGATTACCGGATTGGGATCACTGGTGCTCAGGGCAGTGGGAAAACAACCCTGGCAAAATATATCGACAAACATTACGGAATCCCTTACGTGGATGCTGGTGTCGGAAGTTTGATGAGCCGACTCGGTGTTCGAGTAGGTGAGTCTATGCCTCTATATGAGCGGCTTCAGATTCAAATGGAAATAGCAAAGCATATAGAGCTACTTACGCGTGGTGTTGAAGGCTTTGTTATCGATCGCACACCTGCTGATGTTATGGCCTACACGTTGGATTTGGTCGGCCATACCAATGAAGATCGATGTATTGAGTTAGCCCTCGATATCGAAAAGTTTTGCCACAAAACTGCTATTTCAAACTTTAACGCCATTGCTGGCCTACGCCCGGGAGTCGCTCTCTCAGAGCGAGATTACTTGCGATCACAACGAGCATCATTAGACCGTCTGTATGTCGCTCGTATTGATGCGTTGATGTGCGGGGAACTGACAAAAATTCACCTGCATCCGCAAAGGGGGGATCTGCAAACCTTCGTCGTTTCCAACCGATATCGCACGGTTGAAGCAAGAGCCAGATCAGTGATGAGAATGCTAGATAACGCTGTAGAAAAGATAGAAAACCGGTTCTGTGGCCGAGTGACCGTTCATTAGAAATTGTTCGCCTCTTCGACATTGCGACAATAAAACTCTCAAAATGGGTTAAGGATAAAAAATGTTTAGTGAAATGTTGCTTGAAGATGAACTGGATCGGAAAACAACAGAGGCTTTGATTCGTGTAGCGGACGAACATTCCCGGTCGCTTATGAGCGATCGAGAGGCTCGTCTGGCTATTCGTGCCATATTCGAAACTGCGCAGGGGCTTGTTGGCGCACAAGTAGGTGAAGCCATTAACATCGCCATGTCTCAGTTCAGTGAAGACAGTAAAAAGCCTCTGTTTCCTATGCATTTGATGCTGGCTGGTGGCACGGTGCTTTATATCTCTGTTTGTCTGGATAGCAACCAAATCAATATTCTCAACACTGCGTCAGGTAAGTGGAAAGATCCGATTGTCTGTGAAACCAGTGAAGAAACTTTGAAAAAAGCGGCTCAATTTGTACGTAGCGCACTACTTAAGGGCGCTAAGAAGTTGTAAGGAGTTCTGATGACAACGATTGTTGCAGGCATCGATATCGAGTCTACGGGACTGGATTTCCTTGCTGGTCATAAAATTATTGAAATCGCAATTACCCGCTATGAACTGGAGACACAGAGACATATTGATAGTCTGGAGATGCGTTTTAACCCTCGCAGAAACATAGATCCGAAAGCTCAAGCCGTTCATGGCATTTCATTAGAACAGCTCGCAGCTGAACCTTTGTTGTCAAATCATGCCAGCGAAATTGGCGCTTATATGGGGGCATGTAGTGCGTGGATTGCTCATAACGGCGAAGCGTTTGATATACCATTTATTCGACACGAGTTTTCAGGGTATGGAGTAAGACTGCCAGATGTTCCCGTTATAGATACTATGTTATCGGGATTGTGGGCCACAGAAGACGGTAAACGTCCCCGCCTTGAAGAGTTGGCCTTCTCTCTTGGCTTTATATACGATCATGCCAAAGCACATAGTGCCTTATATGACACAAACTTAATGATGCAATGCTTCTTTAAGGCACGTAATAAGTACGGATTTTTTAAATTACCCTCTGAAATTGTGTAAAACAAAAGCCTACTTTAAAGAGAGTTTAAAGTAGGCTTTCTTTTAAAGAACAGTCGCCTTTCAATCATTTCCTGCCTGTATTTAATACTTTTCCGCCTGATAGGTTTAGTCAAAATGTAGCCATCGAAACGCAAATGTAACCAAGCAGAAGGAGACTTACATGAGTTCGGTTGAAAATGTAATGACAAATGATGATCTTGACGAGCTGACAGCCATGTTGCAATCACTTGATGAGCCAGTAAAAAAAGCCGCACAGGTTGAAAATACTGATGATATTGACGATCTGCTGCTCGGCCTCGATGCTGGCGTAGCCATGAGTTCTGATGATGTTGCCGAAGAACTGTTCAATGAAGAAAAAGCAGGTGATTTCAGCTCTGCTTTAAATGAGTTGGAGTTAGCGCATGAGCCTATAAACGTAATTAACGCTGAAAGTGTTGAATCTGCCGAAAACGAGCCAGAACAATTGGGATTTATTGAGGTTGAAGGGTGTGTTGAGGTTAATGAAGAATTAAAAGTTCAACAGTCAAATGATAGCAATACAAATAAAAAAGCTCGTACTGCAAGAGGTCCTCGCTTCACTTTAAGTGATAAAGATGATTCGTTTTTCAATAAAGCGGGCTTAGAAAAAGATATTTTCTTAGACGCTTACGATAACGCGCCTGTCAAAGCAAAGGATAAGATATTAAACCTTCTTAATTGGTTTAGCGGAGGTCCAGATATTAGTGTTTACACGGTAATTTCCATGAGACACCTTCTCACAGAAAAGAAGGCTACAAGTAATAGTATTAAGATTGCTTTAATGAGCAATCCAGAAAAACCGTATCCGCTTAACACTGCGTCAACTCAGGCTGGGCAAATGATGGCTGTATTTCCAGCGACAGGAATTGCCGTTAGAGACGGTGGAAATCTAACATTGAACGAAGAATCACCGATCGTTAAGAAGTTTGTAGCGGAGTACACTATTGGATGACGTCCCCCTACTGAAAATAAAGCCCATAGAGAGCTTTATAGTGCTGGGTAAGCCAATCACATATCCAGCACCACAAAAAAGCGCCAGAGAGCTTCTCGTTTGCATTTCTGGCGCGTTTTATTTGATTGCCAGACATAAAATCAAATGCAAAAATAGGTAATCACTTACCTATCGAGAAAGACGATGATTGCAGCCGAAAAAATCAAACAGCGAAAGCGCGACAACTCTCTTCGTGACCTCTGGAGAACACCTGACTGGCTGTTTTCTGCCATTCAACGTTATCTTGGAGTGACATTTGATGTTGACGTTGCCTGCAACAAGGACAATGCGAAGCTGCCTAATTTCATAGGCGTTGAGCGTGATGCTTTGAAATCTGAATGGGGACAGCCAGGTACAATTGCCTTCCTCAATCCACCCTACTCCAAAATCTCCCCCTGGATTGATGCGGCTATACGTGAGCAGGCTCGCGGAGTTACAACAGTGATGCTAATTCCTCAATCCCTCGATACAAAGTGGTATGAGCGTGCAACAGAGTGTGCGAATGAGACGATTATTCTGTCTGGTGGCCGCGTAGCGTTTGTCGAGCCTGACGTCAATTTGGGTCAGGTAGAAGTAAACATCAACCCCGGTGGCAGTATGCTCGTTGTTTTTCGAGGATTCTGTCAGGACGCTGGGCACTCTATAAGCAAGATCCCTTTGGACGTCATGAAAAGTCTGGGAGGGTATGATCCTGCGAATGTGATCAGGAAAAAAAGACAATCAAAGAAGGCTGCTTAGTTTGTTCTGGCGTCTGTAATTAGCCTGCTTCTGTATATATAAATAACTACATATTAATTATTAATATACGGAAGCAGGCTGTTTTATATCAGAGACTCCCAGACCTGAACATCACTACAGAATCCACTAGAACCCCTTCCCAGACGCTTTAAAATCGATTTTATGAACCACTTTAAGGAAACCAACATGTCATACCCGACTAATGTCGTTGCGCTCGTAGAGAGCGATTTTCTGGCCCAGGCTCGTGAAATGATGAAAGATCGTGAGCAGGCTTTCAACTTGTACGAGTGGGCAATTAAGTGCTTGCATCTTGGCGAGCATCGCGAACTTGTTGAACAGCTTTTAGGTGAGTTGATCAATGAGGTGTTTGCCTTGAATGTTCAACTACATGGTCGAGAAAATAATCAATCACAATGATAGATAAGTACAAACTATTTATAAAGTGAATTGTAAGTGCTAAGATCTGATAGTTTCCAGTCGTAGACTGGAGACTCGACCTGATGGGTGGGGGTAAGCGTCACTGGCGTCAGGTTTAAAAAAGCTCACTACCAGCGTAGAACCGGCACCGTTTAGGGGTTGGGGAAGGGGGAACCAAAGTGGGCAGAGACAAGGGTCACTTTATGATTGTCGAGTCTGGGGTGTTTCGAGAGGTTGAATCCAGTACTCCCCTTCATAAAGTGTGGGAAGATCTCGGTTCTGGGGTGCTGTCATCCATAACTTCCCAAGCCTAAGCTGGCAGTAGACTTAGGTCATAACTTTTCAGGTTATGAAACGACCAGGTTGGTGAGGAAATTTTGTACTCACCTCCCTGGGAGAGTATTACCTGAAAAGACAACCTCTCACTTCGTTCGAGGTGAACTTCACTCACTTCGTTCGTTCAGTTCAGGTTTATAAAAACCTGTTCTGGGAAGTAATTTGTTTATTTTAATAATTATTAACACGCACGCGTGTGCGCACGCGCGAGGAAAAAATCGGCGCGGCGCTTGATTCAGGAGTTTATATGACGACGAAGACACCAGCCCGATCGCAAGCAAAAACTCGCAAAAATGACAAAAACAAAAATTCTCCCCGCACCAATCCCACAACGCCTGTCGTAGAGTTCAATCCCCAGCTCAAAACCGTGAAAATCTTTAGTGATGGCTCTTGCCTTAAAAATCCGGGTGGCCCGGGCGGTTACGGTATCGTTCTCCAGTATCGTGGTGAGGAACGCGAGTTCTCAGATGGTTTTCATAGCACCACCAATAACCGCATGGAGATGATGGGCGCACTTATCGGGCTGGAGCGTTTGAAATATCCATGCAACGTTATTTTGTACTCTGATAGCCAGTATCTGAAAAACGGCATGACACAGTGGATGAAATGGTGGAAACGTAATGGATGGATGACTTCTGATAAAAAACCGGTAAGGAATGTTGATCTGTGGAAACGTCTGGATGAGGCCGCAAGTCGACATAATGTTCGCTGGAAGTGGGTTAAAGGTCACGCCGGGCATCGTGAAAATGAAATATGTGATCGACTCGCGAAGATCGCAGCTTTTTCCGCAGCCGATACGCCTCACAAGAAAGACATTGGTTTTATTTACAACAAGTGGTAAGTAAGTGTTTACCTATCATATTAAATCATGTATCTTATCGGCGTCAGGATGACAATGTGTCGGTAAGACACAGTTCCAGGATGGAACGAGAAAGGCGGCTGGCAATC